GACAGAGTAGTTTCAAGTGCTACAGAAGCTGGGTATGTTGAGGTTATATTACTTATGGCTGAAGCCTCTGATGGAGACAGGTCTGTTGTTGCTCAGGGTATTATAAGTCCAACTGTATTCAATCTTGGTCAAAGAAGCAGTAATGCTCCATTTGCAATTTCTTCTTGGTACATGAGACCAAGAAATTCAATGATAAACAGCAGACACCTTGAATCAGTTAATAATGTTACTGGAGTTTCTAAAGAAGATGGAAAGATAGTTAAAGCTAACATGTCTTTCTGTGAAATTCAAAATATAGAGCCCGAGATATCTGCATACTATAATGAAGACAGTTTCAAAACACAGTTGGTTGCCATAGCATTCAGATTTATCTCTGAGTGTGTTGATCCTGGTAGAGTCTCTGTTGGAAATCTTACAGGAAGGATGAGATATAACCATGCACTGTATGCAGCATATAAATTCAGTGATGGGTCTTCATCAACTTGGAGAATCAAAAATAATCCAGAATCTGCAATAGCTACTGGTTTCAATGAAAGCAATATAGAAACAATAGTAAATGACAGATTTAAGGTTGGAAGTAAAAGTAGTAATGATGGTTTTTCCCATAGAACAGATAGAGTTTCTGTAGTTCAAGGATGGTTTAGATCTGCTGAAATACCTGAAGATTATTGGCCTGACCCTGATACAGAAATAGTACATCAGAGAAAAAATGAAGTTGTTAAGACTGGAGGAGTATTTACTGTTGGAATATCAGATTCTTCTTCACGAGCATACTACTCAAGATTGAATAGTGAACAGTTCTTCGTTGATGAGAACATTATAACTTTTAATACTCCAGATATAGATAAATTACAATCTACATCTTGGTCTGGTCTTAAATTTAGAATAGTTGGAATTGCTGAAGTAACTTCAAATATTACAGACTATACAGTTCAAACTACTACTGGACTAAGTACTTCTGCTGGAATATACAGAATTGATTTGAACCATACTGATTCCCAGAATATAGAAGGACTAATGTCATATCCTCTCCTATATGATAGTAGTATAGAGTATGATACCGAAAATGAAAAATATAAGGAAGATTCAAATTCAAGGACATATCCAAGATATTTCAATATTTTTCCATTCCACAAAGAAGGGTCTATAACACATAATGAGAAGATAACTACCAAGTATTCAGAAATAGAAAAGAAGGTTTTCTCAAATCTAAGATATTGCTATAACACAAAATTCCTTTGGACTGGAAATGGTGCTTGGAGACCATCATCATCTATTGCTATGACTACTACAAGTGGAAGTCAAAGCAATCAGTTTAAGCAAATAAATTCTGAAGGTAGGAACTATATATACCAAGGTACGTATGACTACATGTCTACTACTGGAAATAAGCCATTTGGAATATATGCTTATGATGGAGATAATGGACTTGAGGAACAAGTAGTAAAAGGCTCAGCAAGTGATTATGTAATAGGATCCACTGAGCCAGTAAGAATACAATTCCAAAGTCTGCCACATGTGGTTATAAAGTTTGGAAAGACACAAGGCAAGAATGAGCTTCTTCCATTACTCAATGACGAATATCCTTTCTCAAAACCAGAGGATATGTATCTCCCTTGGGAAGATGCTGCAGAAACCTATCAGGCAAAACTAGAGTATTCTACTTCTCTGCCTTACTATTTTATAGGAGAGCTGTACAAAGATATGTCTATAAGTGATGATAGATATGGTGGAAATACACAAGCTGCTCTTGAAAACAATAGATTTATTCCTATTAGTGAGAGATATAGTTTGAATAATAGTTCTGTTTCACTTATTGGTACTCAAGGAGATACTTATTTCCAAAGATGGGACTGCCTTAAGACTGAGCCTTATTCCAATGAAAGTAAAAATGGAATAGTTGACATCACTTCCTTTATGGTTGAAACTCATACAAATATAGAAGGAAGATATGATGCCAGAAGAGGTCTTCTTAAGAATGTAACTACAAGTAGAGAGAATAGTAATCTCATTAATAGAGTCTATTCAAATACAAATAACTTCTTTACTTCTTCTGTTCTTAGTGACAAGTACTATCTTTCTGATTTTCCTAATCAGATTACATGGACAAAAACAAAGACTTTGGCAGAAGATATAGACACATGGACCAATATCACTGTGGCTAATACCCTTGATTTGGATGGAGACAAAGGACCTGTAAGGGCTATAAGAAGGTTCAATAACTCATTGATAGCTTTTCAGGACAAAGGGATAGCGGAGATTCTGTTTAACTCAAGAACTCAGATAGCTACAACATCTGGTACTCCCATAGAAATAGGAAATAGTGGTAAAGTAGATGGGAAGAGATATATATCAGAGAAGTCTGGATGCCTTAACAAGTGGTCTATAGTAGAAGCTAAAACAGGAATTTATTTCATAGACAACCTGAATAAGAATATCAGTGTTATTGGACAAGGCCTGCAAGATATCTCAGGATCTAAAGGATTCAGTTCTTGGATTAGATCTTATAATTCATTAGTTCCTTGGAATCCTAGAGATAGGGATAACTTCGCCTCATTTTATGATTCTGTACACAATGATGTATACTTTGTGACAAAACACGAAGACAGATATAATGATGACAGCTGCCTTGTATTTAATGAGACTCTAGGGCAGTTTACATCCTTCTTTGATTATGATGATTTGCCAATGATGGTTAACTTACGAGATAAATATATATCATTTAAGGATAACAAGCTTTGGCTTCAAAATGAAGGAGAGTACAACAAGTTATTCAATAACCATTATCCATATTGGATTAAGTACAGAATATGCCCTGACCCTTATGGAGATAAGACCTTTAATAATATAGAATACAGAGCTGATATAATAACTCCATCTGATGACAGTGATGTTGTAGAGCAAGTTGATAATCTCACTGATAAAACATTTGATAACCTTAAGATATGGAATGAATATCAGGAAGGATCTCTTGATTTGAATTATGACTCTGTCAGGGTATCTGACCTTAAAAAGAAATTCAGGATTTGGAGAGCCAATATTCCTAGGGACTCTAAAGATCCTAGAGGTCTTAATAGAATAAGGAATCCATGGATATATCTACAACTGTCAAAGTATAAGGAACTTGACAATGAACGTATGGAATTCCATGACTTGCTAGTTAAGTATTATGAATAATATACTTATATATACCAAGGACTGATTTTAATGCTTATATTTGTATAAATATAACTTATTATGGCAAAGAACCATATTATAACTAGGAGCGGTATTAACTTAAATCTCAATACTGGAAAGGGATTTAAGACAGAAAACTTGTATATTGGTGGTAGCGATCTCACAAGACAGACATACCCTAATAATTTTGCTAGGAGAATGGGCAAAGATAGTCTTGCTTATAATCCAATACCAGAGGAGCAACCAACTAACAGGTTAAATGCTGACACTATTTTAGGTAAAGTAGCTGGAGTATTACCAGCTGTTGGAACCGCAGTTGGAGCTTACGGCACATTATCTGGAGCAGACACCTCTAAATATGATACAACCCTGAATACTGTTCCTAAGTCAATATCCATAGGCAACTATGATGCTCTTGCTGATTGGCAAGCCAGTCTTCCTGTACTCAATGATCCAACAGCAAGTGATTTAGATACAATGTCTACTGCCGGTAAAATAGGCACTGGATTAAGTACCATAGGTTCTCTTGCCGCATCAGGTAGCCAAGTTGGAGGTTGGGTAGGAGGATTAGTAGGTGCTGGAATAGGAGCTGGAGTTGTTGGCGCTGGTCTCTTTGGTGGAAAAAATAAGAGAGAAAGACTTGCTGAGGAAATAGCGATGAGGAATAGTCTTGCAAACCAAAGACTGAATTCAATGTATCTTCATGAACTTGGAGATATACAAGAAGAGCAGGCTAATCAGGCATATGCCAACTTGTCAGCAAAAGGTGGCAAGATTCATATTGCTCCTTCTAAGAGAGGAACATTCAAGGCACAAGCTTCTAGAATGGGCATGAGTGTACAAGAAGCCGCAAGACATATACTAGCTAATAAAAACAGATACTCACCAGCTATGAGAAAGAAAGCCGCATTTGCTAAAGCTGCTGCTGGTTGGAAGCACGAAGATGGAGGAGACCTGGATTTGTTTGAGTTCCCTGTGGAATACAATCATGGAGGATACTTCTCTCTTCAACCAGAGCTTATAAAGATTAATCAAGGAGGAACACACGAACAGAATCCCCTTGATGGTGTTCCTATGGGATTTGATGAGAATGGAATACCTAACCTTGTTGAGGAAGGAGAGACAATCTTTGATGATTATGTGTTCTCAAACAGGCTTGCTCCAACAGAGAAACAGCTTGCTGAAGGAGGTCTTGCTACTAAATACAAAGACCACACATTCGCTGATATATCTGAGAAAATAGCTAAACAGTTTGAAGAGACTCCTGTTGACCCTATAGCAAGAGACTCTTTCAAAGAGTCTATGCAAAGACTTAAGACTATTCAGGAGCAAGTCAGAGAAGAAAATGCTGTTCCTGAGGCACAACAAATGCCTGAACAATCTATTGCTCCTGAGGGTATGGAATCCGTAGGCCAAGCCACTATGGAAGATCAGATGTCTATGGAACAGATGCCAGAGGAAGTTCCTCAAGAGGTTCCTCAGGATATGATGGAGCAAGTTCCTATACAGCCTGAGATGATGCAGGCTTATGGCGGAAATTTGTTTGCTACAGGAGGAGACCTAGGAGATGAAGATGATGTTATATCTGAATCTAATAAGTATTCTTATTACAACTATAGCCCTGGACAGAGAATAAATAGATTCATTGTAATAAGTGAGGATAGAACTCCAGTAATAGACAACAAAGAAATCGCAAGAATTGCAAAAGATAGAGCATTAAGGGAAGGTGTAAAAGAAGGTACTCCTGGCTTTGATCAGCTATACAAACAAAAGCTCAGTGAACTAACTGAAAGGGTGAAAAGAAATGCTGCTGATATTGTCAGAGAAAACAAGAAGTCCGAAGACGCATATAATAATGCTAGAGCAAAACAATATTTAACTGAGCAAGGGTATCCCAACTTAAGTATAAAGGATAAAGACCTTTTAGGTAAAGTAGATGAAGACACAGCAAAAGGCTTGCAAGATATTCTCGGTAGTAAATTGTCAGTTACTTCATCTGTAGAAACACCTTCATTTGAAGATGAGCCAATGGGCCCTTCTGTTGATGAAACAATAGGCCCCCCTAAACCTACTAACCTTCAAGGAAGAAAGACTGATGGTGTAGCTGGACAAACAGTTAATGCTAAGACAGGTGCTGGAAACTCATCTGCAAGGGCTAATACTGCTCTTTATAAGGAAGGAACTACTGCTGAGCAAAAGAGAGAGCTTTGGTATAACAGTTCAGGTAAGGCACTAACTGATAATCTTAGAGCTGCTGCTAAGTCTTGGAAAGATCAAGGTCTTACAGGAGATGCACTCACTTCTGAAAGAAGAAAGTATGCTGAAGCATTGAATGCTGTACAGCAAGCTTATGCTAAAGCATATGAAGCTGGGTATGACCCTACTACAAGAACATCTAATAAAGATGCTGCAGTACAAGCTCTTCAGGAACTTTGGGAAAAGAATAGTGGAAACAAGTATTTCAATGATCTTGTTAAAGCTATGAATACTCAAGGTAATTCTGGGGATAATTCTGCAAGAGGTTGGGTAGATGGTCTTTGGGGAGATATTACCAGAAATAGAAACTGGGGACTCTCTGAGTACTTTAGTGATGCTAACAAGAATGTAGGAGACTATTATCCTGAACTTGCTCAGGCTATAAAGGAAGCTGGATTTACTTATACACCCACAACTCCTTATGGGGATGATGGGTATAAAGCTTATACATTTGGACTTCAGAGTGACAGGCAATCTATGGGAGACACTATGCAAGAAATTAAAACTCCTGCTGGCTCTCCTTTATCTCCATTCAAAGAGCAGCCTAATGAACTCGCTATTCAGAGGCCAGAGGTAGCCTTGACACCTGAGCAGGAAAGAATTCAAAGAAGAGCTCAAAGACAAGAAGCAAGACAAGAGAGGAGAGAGGCTAGGGAAGCTCAAGGACTTCCTACTTGGATGAGATATGCTCCTATTGCTGGAAGTGCTATCAGCGCTATATGGGATATGGCTCAAAAGCCTGATTATTCTGTAGCTGAGGCTGCTGAGAGAATAGCCTCTAATACTCCAAGAGCGAGGTTTAATCCCATAGGAAACTATCTTACTTATAGACCTGTTGACAGAAATTTCTACCTAAATCAGGTCAGGAATCAAGGTTTGGCTACAGATAGAGGAATACTTAATGCTTCTGGAGCAAATCAAGGAGCTGCGGCAGCTTCTCTATTGGCTAGTCAATATAATACACAGAATGCTATTGGTAACTCTCTTATGCAACAAGAACTTGCCAACAGACAAAATGAGCAACAGGTAGCCCAATTTAATAGGGGTACTGATCAGTATAATTCTCAAGGGTTGTTCAATGAGAGTGTGTATAACCAGAGAGCTGGAATGCACTCTGGGCAATATGCTCTCACAGCTGCTCAGCTGAGGCAGGCTGAAAGACAAAGAAGGAATGCTGCTATATCAGCGGATCTTACTAATCTCTTCCAAGGAATTGGTGATATTGGTTGGGAGAATATGAATGCCAATATGGTTAATATGAACCCAGCACTTCAATATCAGATTAATTTAAGAGGTAATAGAAATGCTGGTGAGACAACATATAAGGCTAAATGTGGTGGCATGTTGACCAAAAAGAAGAGTAGGAGGAAATAATATGGCTGGAGCTTATTTAACAATTGGTGCCAAGTATAGGCCATTTTCTTATGAGGAGCTCATAAGACCTGTAGCTATGGCTACAGAGATGCATAATAAAATAGATGAACAATATGCTGACCTTCAGTCTAAAGCTGGAGTGTGGGAGAATCTGGCCAATAAGGAAACTGATCCAGAATCTTTTAAGAAGTACAAAGCATATTCTGATGCTCTTAATGCTCAAGCTGAAGAGCTGGCAAAGAATGGATTGAATCCTCAGTCCATGAGAGATATGCTCAATCTAAGGGCAAGGTACTCGTCTGATATTGTTCCTCTTGAGCAGGCATACACGAGGAGAAGACAACTTGCTGATGAGCAAAGAAAGATGATTATGCAGAATCCTACACTCAAGTTCCAGAGAGATATGAGCACTACTTCTCTCGATGATTTTGTTAAGGATCCTGAACTTGACTACGGGTACTCTGTTAATGGTGCTATGATAGCTAAACAAGCTGGAGAAGCGTTCTCTCATCTTGCTAAATCTATTCAAGAGGAGCCTCAATATAAGCATATACTCAACGGAAACTACTATCAGTCCATGCTTAGGTCTGGTTATTCTCCTACACAAATTCTTGCTCTTGCCAGAAATGATAACAGTGCTCCTGCTGAGCTTAGACAGATAAGCCAACAAATATATGATTCTACTGGTGTGGAAGATTATATTAAGAGAGCTTATCCTAATGCTGGTACTAATGAGAATGAGGCTCTTCAGGCTCAAGAATGGAGAGACTATGTTAACTCTTATATTAATCAAGGAGCTTGGAGTGCTGTTGGTACTACATCTTATGGTACTATGGTGGATCAAGATGCGGCACATAGGAAGCAAATGGATTTGATTCAAGCTAGGGCAAAACAGAAGGGCTCTAGTTCCAGCGGTACTGGTGGGGCATCAACTCCAAGAATGGATCAAACCATAATAATGTCTTCAGGTAAGGGCACAATGACTTCTAAGCCGATGGGCAATATTTCCATCACTAAAGGAGACTCAGATGATATCTTAAACAAGATAGCCTCACAGACTGGATTCTTTGCAAGGAAGGGAGGGCTTGTTACAGTTTCTGGAATAGATAAAAATGGCAATCTAGAGACAAATGGACTGATGAAACACAAAGAATTCATGAACAACATGGATAAGATGACTGTTACCAATCTCAGGATAGACTATGATTCTGGTAAAATAATAGCAGACATCTTAGTGAATGACGGAAAGAACTCTGAACAAATAAGAGCATCCTTAGACCCTGAAATCATAGGCTCTGATAAAGGTGTTGCCTCAATGCACACTGGAAGTGAAGGTATTAAAGCTATAGCTGAAGCAAAGAGTACAGGAAAGAGAGTTCCACTCAGAATCAATGGCAGAGACACTGGAGTATCCTTTGAATATAAAGACGGTATTGTCTACGAGTATGATAACGGTGTAATAGCGGATGTTTCAAGCGAAGACGACGCAATCGCATATTTTAAGGACATCATGTATGCGGCTACAAGGGGTTCATTAAACTATGTTGGCTCTTTAAATACAAATACTTCAACAGGTATGAAGATGGAAGATGCCGGTGATGTCTCTAATGTAAGTGCTCCTTCTATACTGGATTTAGAATAGATTAATATGGCTGAGCAGGATATAACACAAACTGGACCCGTGGGTCTTGATGGATTAAAGGGAATAAACAATAATAAAAAGGTAGAGGATGTCATAGATGTATCATCTACACCTAGAAGAGGTGGATTGTTTACATATGGAATAGACTACCTTTATAACCCTAAGCAAATAGATGTTACTCAGACAGTAGAATCAGAGCCTGGGGGTTATGGTACAAGTAGGTATGACCCATTGTATATAACTGAAACCCAACTGAATAACTTAGAGGACACAAGGGCTAGAAATCAATCCAACTTTTCTCAGATAACTAACGGCATTATTAAGGGCATAACCACTACAGGAACTACCTTTGCTGATGGTACTGTGGGACTTGTATGGGGATTAGGTCAGGGAGTATACAATGCTCTTGACAAAGACGAGAATACATCATTTACTTCTGGTTTATGGAATAACCAGTTTAATCAGCTGATGAATCAGGCTAATGAATTAATGGAACAGGTTGCTCCTAACTATTACACTAATGATGAGAGAGAGCATCCAATGTCCCATATATTCAATGCCAACTTCATTGGAGATAAGCTCATAAAGAATCTTGGATTCACTGCTGGTGCTTTAGGCAGTGCAGTGGTTTTTGGTGGTGGATATGGTAAAATAGGGCACCTTCTTGGTAAGGCTGCTCTTGGATTAGGTACTGCTGGAAGAACAGCTGTTGGCATATCCAAAGCTGCTTCTATGGGTATTGGTGCTGTAGCTGCCGCTACTACTGAAGGTTCAATAGAGGCTTTGCAAGCTGCCCAGCAAATGGGTAAGGAAAATCAACAGCTTTATACTAACCTCAGAGATTCTAATATCCAAGAGATTATGGATAATCCTAATCTCAGTGACTATGAGAAAGAGCTTCTTAAAGAGGATGAGAATGACAAGTATAATAAGGTAATGGCTAAGCTTGAGGAAGACAAGGCTAAAGTTGGTAATGCTACTCTTGCTTGGAATATACCTATACTTACTGCTGGTAATATAATCCAGTTCAATAAGCTTCTTGGAGGAGGATTCAGGTCAGCATCTAGAGCAGCTAAGGTTGCTGGTAAAATGGGTGAACTGAGACCTGGAGGATTCTTTGAAAAGACTGCTGCACAAAGAGCTGCCAAAGCTTTCTATAAATCTGGTCACACTGAAGGTAGGGAAGAAGTCCTTCAGCAGATAGCTTCTGATGCCTCTAATACAAGATATTCCCTTGAGCTTAATGACTACTATAAGTCACTTTATGACCCCGAGGCAAACACCCAAGCCAGTGACTATCTCTCAGGAGTTGGTAAGCAGATACTTGCTACTCTTGGAAGAGAGGATACTTGGGAACAGTATCTCATAGGTTCTATGACTGGAGTTATGGGTGCTCCTGTATTTGGTAAAAAGAATACTCAAACAAGAGCTGATTTTGGTAAGGGCAATAGAATAGGATGGTCTGGAGGTGTACTTGGGCAGTACAATGAGATTACCGAAGACAGAGAGAGGAACCAAAGAGTAGCTGACTATCTTAATGAGAGAGCCAATGATCCTAAGTTCAGAGACCAATACCAGCGTCTTGTAAGGCATATGTACTTTCAAGATAAGATGGATGCAGCTCTTGATGAGGGACTTGAAAAAGAATTCAAGGACAGTGAGTTTGCCCAGCTTTATAATGATATAATGTGGTTCACTTATGCTGGAAAGAAAGATGTTCTTAAGGACATGGTTTCTGGAGCATTGAATAACATTACAGATGAAGAGGCCGCTGAGATAGTCAAGGACACCACAAAAACAGCTACAAATGAGGAAGGTAAGGAAGTTACCACAGGTCCATTTATAGGTGCTGATGGTAATCCTATGACTCCTGACCAAATAAGAGAAAAGGTTGCTAAGAGTAAGAGCGATGTTCTTAATCTAATGCAAAAGATTGAAGATGAGTATGATGCGTTAGACCATAATACTAATGGTAAGTTATCTGATGAACAGCTTGAGCAGCTTACCTATATGAAACTCCAGATAGATGATTGGAAAGAAAGAACTAAGTCTGTTGGAGATGATGTAGATTCCTTCTTTAAAACTGCTGAGGAACAATATGGAAAAGAGCTTGATGTAGCAAATACAGAGTTACAGGCAGATCCAGACAACAAGGCACTTAAGAGTAAACAAAAGGCTATATCGGATACACTAAATAAAATTAGAGTTTACAGAGCATATGTTGTAGAGTCTGCTGTAGGATCTATGGCTGGAAGTAAAGAAGGGAGAAAAGGACTTCAGGCTGCATTTAGAGGACTACAGAGAATAGGAGACGTTACAGATAATACAGCAAGACAAAAAGCGGAAACTGGACTAAGAGACATAATAAAGATGTCCAGATCTGTGGAGCTTTTTAACAATAGGCTAAAAGAGTACCTTGAGAATCCTGACCTCATCAATAATGATAGAGACAAGGTAATAAAAGATATGCAGGATAAGGAGGTTGAGGAAAGGAAGAAAGCTGTAAAAGACTCTATACTTGGGGCAGCTGATGTTGAAGGTCTGAATGAGATGTATGATAATTCTCCTGACCAAGAGGCATTTGAATTAGCATTAGATGATTTGTCTGAAGGAAATGACACTTTAGCCAAACAATTTAAGAGCAATAACGCTACCGTTGATGGAGCACTATCTATACTTAATGATATACAAGGAACATCTATTGATGCTGTTGATAAGACAAAGCCAAAAATAGATGTAGATAGTGTTGATGTAATGGCTCTTCAGCAAATACTGGATATTAAAAGGAGGACTACTAATCCAGAAGAAAAAGATGGTAAACAAGTTGTGTCTCCAATGAATCCTGTACTTAGTCTTACTGATGCTGAATGGAATAAAGTAGGTGGAATAGTGGATAGCAACTACAGAGAAAAACTAGCTAATATATACCACCATATAATATCAGCACATAGAAAGGCTTCAAATGTAATGGACTCCATGAATATCAAGGAGTCTCCAAAAGAAGAGCCAAAAGAAGAGAAGAAAGCTGATGTGTCTGGAAAAGACGATGTAGCCACTGTTCCAGCAACAGATGTTCCTGCGAATAGTTTGGAAGAAAACGGTATTTTACCAGTAGATGAAAGTACTTTTAAGGCCCAAGAGGAGGAGGAGAATAAAGAAGCTGAGAGAGAAACTAAATTAGAGAAAGACAGTGATGGTAGATTCACTGTCTGGATGAATAATATACCAGAATTTGATGTTGGGCAAAGAAGAAGTAATGGAGTTTATGTTGCCCCTCCTTATTTTACTCATGGAATACTTACATCCAATGGAGCATATAAGTATATAGATAGTGGTAAACTGAAGGTTGGACAAACAATAAAGTTTAAAATAGATCCATCTTTAGCTTCTGGAATAGAAAGTGACTCTATAAGAGAACAAGTAGAGCGTGCTGTGTGGCTTATTACCGAAGACACTGAGGGAGAGCATATAGTTGGAATTCTTCCACAAGACCCTGCTCAGGTTAATAAGTTCTCAGGTCTTGCTGAGTTCATTGATTATTTGCTGACTCAGTGGGAAAACTCTGGAAAAGGAGTTTATGTAAGCGACATCACTACCAAAGTAAAGGAGCTAAAACCTGGTTTTGTAAAGTACTCAAAGGATAGTGCTGGAAACCATATTCAGCATAAATTGAATGATGTATTTAAGAAAAAGGTTCCAAAGTTTACTTGGAGAAAGTACAGCGCACCTGGAATTCCTGAAAGAAAAAATCTTCATGTCGTCATACCATCAGCATCTGGTAAGAATGCGGAACCTCTTGTGAGCATCACTCACTTTAGGGATGCCATGGATAAAGACAGCTTTGGCACTTCAAGAATGTTCTTCAAATTTAAAGAAGACATGAGGAAAGCGTTCCAGAGAGTTGTGGCAAGAAGACCTGATGGTCAATTGAAGGAAGCTGATGCTGAGGAAATAAGAAATGTACTGAAGGAATATATATGCTTGTTTAATAACCCAGAAGGAAAAAGCAATCCTGATGAGTATCTTGGGTATGTGCATGTTAACGTTGGTAATGGAGGTGTAGTACTTAGTCCAGATAATGGAGAAGACATTTGGATAGATATATTTGATACTTCTTCTAATACTATTCCAGGATTCAGAATGGAGGGAGCACCAGCAGAAAAAGCTGTTCCATTTGAAAAAGAAAAAGGACAGATTGGTAAAGATTTCTGGGGATATCTTATTGAGAAGCTGAAGCAACTTAATCTTCCTATTCAAGTTGATTTTGAAAGACTAAATGAGGAAGGTTATATGAAAGACAGGCTTGATGCTGGTGTGCTGACTTCAAATATTGATGAAGATACATTAAGAGATGAGTGGTACACTATAGAGCCTGTGAGAAATACTGATAATAATTGGAAATCAGAAAGTGAGGAAAAAATGAGTAATCCTACTGAAGAGACTGCTGCCGGTGAAAGGGTTGCGGCATTAGTCTCTACTCCACAGGAGCCAGAAACCTCAATTCCTGAGACCACAAATAACCCAGCAGCTCCTGAAGGAAAGCCTAAATTACCGATTACCCCTCCAAAGAGAAAGAGGAAGCATAGGCTTGTTAATAGAAAAGAGTGGGTGGTAATGAATAAGGAAGAAGAAGAAGCGTGGATGAAAAAAGCACTTCCAAAGCTCAGCAATGAGGAGAGACTTAAGTTTGTGAAGGGACTCATTCAAGTAGCCGAAGGAGGAAAGCAGGCTTGGGGAATATTTGATAAAGGTATAATAACTATAAGTGATGTTGCTGCTGAAGGCACTATATACCATGAGGCATTCCACAGTGTGTTTAACATGCTTCTAACACCAAATGAAAGAGAAGCAATGTTTGAGAGTGCTGAGAAACTCTGGCCATTTACTAAGGATAGGCTTACTTTAGAAGAGAATATGGCAGAAGAGTTTAGAAGATATATAATGCACAAGCAAGATAACTCAAGACCTAAGAATCTTGGAGCAAGAATAATGAGTTTCTTTGCTCAGCTTTGGGAGAAAGTCAGAAACTGGAATAGCCCTTTAATGTACAGTTACTTTGCTAAGATTAATGATGGTTATTATGCTGAAAAGGAACCTACTCCTACAGATGCTTATAGAGAAAGAGTGTATGATCCAAGAAGCGCCAGAGACGTAGAAAGCTTCAGTAGACTGAATGAGATATGGAATAATCCAGATAAATCTACGTACTACAGGAAAGGAAACAATTTCATTAGAGTTCCTATAGTAAGAAGAGGAAGAACATCTATTGAATTCTGGTTTGATACAAGAGCTGAAGCAAGAGACTTTAAAGATTTTTGGAAGAGAGAAACTGGAACGGATTTCTCTGATGACTATTATGTAGATAAAGTTGGTAAGTGGAGAGTGTATATGCAAAAGCCACAAATGATGTCGATAGAGGAAATAGAAAGAGAGGAAGAAGAAAGCAAGACACCATTCCAAAAACTTGCTCCAGCAGAACAATCTGAATTAAAGGCAAGAGGCTATACAGAAGAAGACTTTAACAATCTGTCTGATATAGAGCAGAAAGCAGTAAAAGAATGTTTCTTCGTACTATAATAATAAAGGAGAGCTAAAAGCTCTCCTTTATTTTATTGATTATAGAAAGGAATTATCTCTTCAGGATTAAAGCTCTTGTATAATGTACTGTTCATTGGTACAAATGGAGATGTCATGAATATCTTGTAGGCTTTTGAATGGCCCTTATATCTTCCTGACTGCATCTCTGTGGTCCAATTCCAAGGATTAAGAATTCCAAGAGTTCCAAGCATATCTTCAATAGTATCAACTCCAGCAGCAGGAGATTTAAGAATCTTAAGTGCCTCATTAGCAAGCATTGGTGATGGCACCAATGATCCAATTTCAGCCCTTTGCCTCTTGAGTTGAAGCTCAAGCTCATTCAAGAAGAAACTTCTGCTCTTTCTATCAACATCTCCTCCTCCAAGCAGAGCAATACCAGCAATAATAGCAAGTAGATAGCCCACTTCAGTTCCAGCTCTTTTTATATTAGCCTTCTGTGGTTCAGTAAGATTATTCCAAGCAAGGGTTATATTAAGTTTATGTGCCTTAAGGTCCTTGCCTAATTGAAGAAGGAATTTACCAGCAGTGTTGTAATACCCCTCTTCCCAAGACTTGAGGTCATAGTTGTAGATGGCTTTCCTAAATCTTCTGTCAACAGACGGTACAAGGTACTTTCTAAAGAGTAAGGCCATTCTTCCAAGGCCCACACTCTGAGCGACATTCATATCCTCTTTATTATATATACCATGCATCCTTTGGTTTATTGCAGCTGACTTTCTGGTGAACTCATAAATATCATCAGCATCAAATTCAGAACCATCTGGTTTAGTGTATCCCTCTTTGACTACAAGCTTGGCTCCATACTCAGGATGATGTTCATCAAGATATTTTACCTCAAGAGCGTCCCAAAGATTGGTGTCATTACCATCCTTATCCTTCATCTTGTAAGCATATGCAAGACCTATAGCAGTTCTATTCTGAAGCCAATGTTCACCACAGTTATTCATAAAGAATAAGGTATCCATCTCAAACATTCTTGAATACCATTTTTTTCGATCAAAGTTGGTATTCTTTATCTGTCCCTCGTATTCTTGCATAACATTAAACTTCTCATCAAACAGAGACAGTTTATTAGTCTTTACAGAGTTTCCATACTCCTTAAAGAACTCAGGCATAGCAAGAGCATAAGCCCTGTCACCTCTGAGAACATCTTTGTATTCCATGAATTCCTTGGCAGCAGCTTCTATTCTAAGCATAGAAGTACCAGTAACAATGTTGGTGATACCAGCTGTAAGGTTCAAAGCAAGAGTATTGAGGGCTGTAATTGAATTGAGCTCATCAGCAAGTTTACCTTTATCTATTTTTCCCCATGTTCCCTCATCTTTTCTTCGTCTACTATAGAGACTCATCTCATATAGATTGTTAAGTCTATCCTCAAACCTGGTGTTACTCTTAGTAAGCTGCTTTTGAACTTTTTCTCCGAGCCTTGTTATAGTCTCAACAACTGGCTTGTCACCTTTAGTTTGTCCTATCTTGTGCCCGCTTTCTTTGTCAAGAAGCAAATCTCTTCCAAGCTCCATCTGCTGAAGGATACCATTCATCTCATAGAAGTCATTAGCCATGGCAGCATATGCTATCATAGTAGAGATAACATCAGTAGACAAGTCATCGGCACTTTCTCCTTCTCTCAGATGTAAATAATAGATAGGAAGTGAGTTAACACGTCTACCTTCAAAGTCTTCTACAGCTTCCTCATAATCAGCATCTGTATCATCACCTCTTCGCATGAATTTATCTTTAATGGCCTCAGCTACTTGCTCAGTCATTTTACCTCCTGACATCATTCTTTCAAGAAGATCTTTTCTGATTTTAACAGCATTAAGTGTGTCTGTAGTTCCAAGTGGAAGCAAGGCATCAAGCTCTTCTTTTATAGATATAAATTCATCATAGAAATCTCTCTGGGCCTGTGACATTCCAGTATAAACTTTGTTTTCATATATACTTACTTTAGGAATATCATCTTCAGTATTTCTATTAACCCAAGCATAATAGTTTATCCAATACTGTCTCGCTTCTTGTGGGTTGGTGAGATCATAAATGCCTTTTAGTCTATCCATTTCAGCTTTGCGAGCCCTTTCATATTCAGCATAATTAATGAGACCTATGTAATTTCCAGACTTATGCCCTTCACTATCTTCTTCCATCATCCATTCAAAGTCTTTTATTCCAGCATTTCTGGCTTTCATTCCAAGTGCCTCAAGTCTCTTTCTTACAGATATTGTCTGCTGTCTTCCTCTTTCTCTAGCCTTTTTTATTATACTGTCAAGAAGTCTGATAACTTCATTGGAGCTATTAGAAGCGGCTCTTAACCAAGCATCATATACAGATATATCTTTATCTGAAGACCACAGTATTCCTCCGTCTCCAAGAAACTCCCTTCTTGCTTCCCCGGTAAATGGGTTGTCCCCTATATTTGGTATATGTGGAAGAATGAATTGCTCGAATGTGCTTTTAGCTGTATTTTCATATTTAGTTCTTAATCTCCTTATCAGAGAAAACGCCTCTTTCAAGGTAGCCATAGCCTCGTCATACTCAGTTCCAGAATCAGGATTATCAGTTAACTCTGTCTCTATCTCAGAGAGAATGCTGTTATATGAATAAATAAAGTCTCTTGCCTTATTAAGCCTAGCAGCTCTTTCAGCTAAGCTTCCAGATTGCTGAAGCTGATCTATGGCATCAGAGGCGGATTTCATGCCTTTAAAAGATGTACTAAGAAAATCATATACTCCAGCTAAGAAAGTACCATTAACTAGATTGGCTTCTATCCTCTCTTTTAACTCTCTCTGTGTTCTTGTATATCCACTGGTTTGTCCAGTTTGCTGTCCAGTTATACTTATACCTCCAGAGGGCATAGATGCCTGTTCAGCAGCCTCAGGAACACGTTTTTCAGCTATATTGTATCTCTTAGTTTGATTTTCCAAAATCTTGATTAAGAGGTTCTTTCTTCTGTCAGCAACAGTTGACTGGGGAGTAGAGACATTAAACCAATCCTCTTTAGGTGCCTTTTCAATATTATAACCCAACTCGCCCTTTAGGGCCTTATTAGCTGCTTCTGAATAAAGTTTTTTTGAGTACTCCAGAATATCCTCCAATGACTTTCTATTATACTTAGAGAAGATATTTTTTATTGCAGTCCATACCCTGTTTAGAAGTGACTTCATACTAGTCGCATAGCTAGATGCCTGCTCCTTATTATTAGAGCTCTTGAACACATCCTTAAGATGAATAGCAAGTAGTTTAGCGGCCGCCTCATGAGCCATTCTATAAAGGTTTCCATCATACTTCTTATAGTATACAGAGTAATCATCCCCCAATATAGTTCTAAGAGTATCCTCATTCTGTACAAATCTTATAAGCCTATCAACCAATGAGTTATCTGTACATGTCTCTATAACAAAATGGCTAAACTCTTCTGGAAGTGCTTTTAGTCCTTTTTCTCCTTTACCTAACCTTATAAGTGTAATAAGACCATCAGTAGTTGTAGTAGACAAGTCAGTAAATTTTGTTATTCCTCCTCCTATAAGCCTCTCTTCTAAGTCAGTCATATTACCAACAGCTATACCTTGCTCTCTTAAATTGCTGAGCAAAAGATTATGTAGCTTTATCTCATTATCTATTTCAGCTACAAGGTGCTGATTCTGAAGAGTTCTATGTTCTATATCTACATAAACTACGTTTTTACCGTCACTATTTATACGTGTTTTAGGAATAGCTATAAAGTCTTCTGATCCCTCATTGTATTTAGCGGCAGTTTCATATGCAGCTCTCATATTATCTATAGCGGCATCTTTCTCTACAGGGTTTCCATTTTTATCTGAAAACCCTTTTTGAATTTTTTGCTTTGCTATAGCTGACTCAAGAGTGAGGTCATTAAATACTCCTGTCTTGATTACTGACGATAGAAGAAGTTCTCCATTACTGTCTTTTGGAAGAGAGCCATACATACTCTCAAACTTCTCACTTTTAGTCTTAAAGTATATATCAATAGCTCTCTTTCTATCATCATTCACAGCATTGAGGATTTCAGGAAAAAGCTTGCTTCCCTTTATTTCACCATCAGCAGTTCTTACTGAGGGATTAAAAACACAACTACTAGCCATATCTACTATTATTTATTATTCACAAATCTCTTGCCCTTCAGCATCCTTCTTTTCAGTAATCTCAAATCCACTCTCTGAGCTGCTGACATCGTATCCAGAACCATCATAGTCTTCAGGAGTATATTCTGTAGGATTCTCTTTATTATACTGCTCATTCTTAGGTATTACACTTTCCCCATACGGATCATTGAGAAAATATTCCTGTATAGCACCTTTAACTCCGAGGGGCTCAACCTCAGTGAGTTCAGCATGAGAATCATCTACGGTTACAAGAACAAAATACTTTCTCGTCTTTTTGCCATCATCGTCAGTGCTGTCCATACTAAACCCATTCCTAAAGATAGCATGTATATTGCCACTTTTATCTATTTTAACGGAAGATATCAATGTAGGCAAGTCATCAGCCATACTTTCGCTATCAACTTTAATATCATATGCTTTATCCCTGCCGTCTATTTTCTGTGATTTGCTAATCAAGTTATTAATAGCCTCGGCTTCAGTATCTGATACTCTAGGAAATAGAGTACTGTCGAAAGTATTATTCCTCATAAACATCACTCTAAAGTCCTTAGCCGCATGAGTGACTGTACCCCGTTTTCTAAGGTTTTCAAGTGCGTCTATATAGCCTTTGGTTCCTTCTCTTACAGCTACAGGAACAAGGTGTGCGAATCCTCCAGCAGGACTATACTTACCAGCATATCTCACAAGAGAATAGGTAAACAATGTAGTAGCCAAATCAATTGCTTCAGGGTCTCCTGAGTACATTAGCGACTCCCAACCTTGAGTAATTCTATGCTTGCCCTCTTTTGTGAGTCTTCCAGTAGTGTCAATCATTATTGTTGGAACCACAACATTGTTTGACTTAGAAACGACTTTAAGGGATTTAATGAAAGGATTATCAGCAAATTTTTCAGACTTTTTTATCTTGGAGAATTCATTAGGGAACTCATTAATTAAATACCTTGCAACATCTTCAGGAGTAGATACCTTTCCTTTAAGATTATTTAAGTTCGGTATATGATTAAGCTGATAGAGTATTGTGGCATCAAACAGTCTTTGAGCCGTCTCTACTGATATACTATTGTGCTTTGTCCTTCTCATGAAGTCATCAAGTAAGTCTATGAATGATTCTGAGTACTGCGGGAAATATTTACTAAGTAAGTCAGATGTCTTCTTTATACCGTATTGTTGGAACGCCATCATGAATCCAAGAGGATGTTCTTTCATCTCTTCTTTAGTGTAATCTTCACCTGGATCATATAGACCCATGTCAGAATTAATATGAGACTCTATCTTTAGCTCTCTAAGAACTGTATCTACAACAGCAGGACCAGCGGCAGCATTTTGTGCGTCAGCTCTAAGATTCTGAGTTACAGTATTTACCGCAACAGCATTAACATCATTATTCTTAAACCATATGCCTATATTAAGTTGTCTTCTATAGTATTCAGCATCCATGTCTGAATCTGTCTTTAAGCACCTATCTTTATAAAAGTCCTCAAGAGTTGCTTTTGACACGTCAACTTTATTATTAATAGCCGCTTTAGATACGCCAGCCTTAGCAGCATATTTACCAAGAACCTCATTGATAATAGCGTCTTTTATTTTACCATCAGCGACGCCCTTAGTAACAGCCTCAGCAAGTTCCTTAATGATAGGCTGATTCATTATGGCGGCTATCTCCCTATGCCTAAAGCCAAGTCTTGCGAGGGCATTAGACATATTAAAGGTGAAATCATTCTGACCATTATCCTCAAGAGTAGGCTTCTTTCCATTATCCACTGAAGCAGCAAGATATTGAGCCTCGTTATTGGTAATATACTCACCATCAGAGTTCCTTATATCATGCAGGCTGTCACCGTCTTTTCCAAGAATGTTTATTTTGCCTACGCCATCTTTTCCAGTTCCTTTTTGAATGCTTGAGAGGGAAAGATTTGTGTGTTGCAAGAGGGCTTGGCCAGCATTATTAACAGCATATATACCAATAGCCTTAGATCCAGCAGAATTCTGCTTATGGAAGTGAATCTGAGTAAGAGGAGATAACGGGTCAAGTACCTTACCATATTTAGAAGCAAGATCAGAAAGCTTATCCGTCTTAATGGAATTAAGTGTCTCGCTAACATTTGTAGTGAATGTTATTTCAGAATCTTCTTTAAGAAGCTTTTCTAACTCACTGTATCTAATATTCTCAAGAATTCTTTGAATGAAGGCTTGCCTCTCAACTTCCTCAAATCCTCCAGGTTTTACAAATCTAGGAAGAGTATCAGGATTAGTAAGAACAGAGAACATCATGTCTATAATAGCATTATTTCTCTTCTTTCTTGCTCTCTCCTTATCAGCTCTTGAAGGATTTTCTTTATTAGAAAGACCATCATCAAATGAGACATTCTTACCGTTAGCATCTGACTTGAATGTGCCTTTTATCTTTCTGAATTTAGGTCTATCAAGCTTATAATTCTCCTTATTCTCTTTCCACCAAGTCTTAAAGTCAGCATGAGCCTCTGTTATCTCATTGCCTTCTTCGTCTTCAATATCTTTGTCACTCTCATTGACTATAATATCAAATATACTATCAATCCAAGATTGAGCTTGAGCATATTTTTGATTGAATTTCTTGAAGTCTTGTATAGCCTTGCTCTTGTCATACCTGATTACATCAAACTCAGGAAGCATGATGTACATTTTATCAACATCAAAGTCAGAACCTGAGAGTGTGGTAATCTCAGCGGGAAGCATTATAGCTGAACCATTCTGTTGAGGCAAGAAGCCCACTATCTTAAGAGGAGCCATTGAGTACTTGTCCTCAGTAGGAACACGATAACCAATGGCATATCTAAGCTCCTCAGGGAAGTCTTTCATGTCAAGGATGTAATTTCCATCATCAGTCTTCTTCATGAAGGCTTGATAGAACTCCTTGGCATAAGCAGGCATATAACACTCCATGTATTCAACATGAGTCTTTCCATTCTCATCAGTATTATACTTAACTTTCAGTTTGTCTGAAAGTCCAAAGCTAGATACCTGAATACAAGACCCACCTCTTATTTTTTGTTTTGTGACATTATCCTTTATTATAGAGTTCACAAGACTCTCGACAAGCTCAGCTGTTCCCAAGTCAAATAGAGGAATATTAAACCTCTTGTTTCCTGTAGGTCTGCCTGAAGCATCTAGCTCATCAACAAGCCTTACTGCATTTAGAAGGTCATTCGGATATCTGTCATTACCTTTTATAGTCTCAACAAGAAGCTGTTCAAGTGCTTCAGGTGTTGCGAATCTTTCATACACATCCTCATAGGACTGTGCTATATTATCTACAAGAATACCATTATATACTTTCCACCATTCCTCAGCAGTCATATTCACATCGCCAACACTGAGCATTGTGCCAGGTGTAATGTCAGCTCCTATAAGCTTTCTTATCTGAGTACCAAGCAGCTGCTCATGATCTATAATATGCTCAGGAGTTTGGGTTTGTATTCCATAATCCTCATAGCTGGCAGAATGTATAGTAATGGGGCTGGTGCCATTCTTTGTAACCTTATTGAGATGCTTAGTAACCTCATCCTCATCTTTAAACTTAAAAGTACCAAGGATGTCATCATATTCTTTTCTGGTTATTTTCTTAGCATTCAGATCACTATCAAGCTCCTTTTTTAGTTTATAGGCATCTTCATTTGTCTTATAGTTCTTCCCTTTATAAGTAATACCTTGATGAAGAGTCTTGTAATTAAGGTCTATGACACCTTGGTTTCCTACCTTAACAGCAGAAGTGAAATTTACTACATCAATGACATCATTAGGGTCAGGATTAGCAACTCCCTTAGGATTATGCATAAACTGGTCTATAGCCCTAAGCTTAAAGGCATCTTGCATAGAAGTGCCTTTTACAAGTTTAGGCAGCATAGCAAGAAGCAAGAACTCAGAGTTCTTGTGTTGCATACCAACTTTCATGTCTCCGTATCCAGAGACCTGTGAGCCAACACTAACTTGAGTGTATAAGTAAGGTTTCTTAGTCTGGAATATCTGAGAGAAATCCTCTATTGTCCAATTACCTGACTGGAAGTTATTGTATGCTTGCTCAAGAGCATCATTCCATTGACCAGACATCACAAGTATAGCCCTGTAAGAATCAAGAGTCCTATAAGCCTGAGCATCAGAAGAGTTTATATTCTGATACTGTTTGAGAATATAGTCTCTTGAGGCTGGGCTCAATATTTTAGCTTCTACTCTTTCATCAAGAGCTTGCTTAAGTTGCTCATAAGTATTAGAAAGAATCTTTTCATCAGCTAAGTATATACTTCTCTCTATATCCTTACCAACTCTTTTTCCATTATATTCAGCCTTTGTGTAGAGCCTTAAAGCGGGAGCATGGATTTCCTTAAACCTCTTCTGAAAATCAGTAGCGTTAGAATAATAAGCTAAATCAGTGGCAAATATTTGTATTATTTGTGAAGTGGCAAATCGGGAATTATAAACATATTTAGATACGATTTCCCTATTTCCAGCATCACCTTCATCAGAGCCCTTCATATATTTATACTTGCCATTTTCCATATCAAACACACCAAGCTCAGAGAATTTCTTGAAGTTGTCATCGACATCTCTTTCAATTATATCATTTAGAGCTGTAGCTATGAGGGCCCTTACCTGAGTGTTGATATTTGCCACTTTAACAGCATTACCGGAAGCTTCTCTTTTTTGGTCACTAAGACTATCCATCAAATCCAAGAAAGAGTCACCATTTTCGTCTTTCCAGGAATTAAGATCAGGGAAGAAACAGAATTTAAGACCCCTTCCACCTTTTCCTTTTACCTCATCGAAGTTGGCAATAGGATCAACGGTACCATTCTCTACTCCAACCTTTCTCTCTCTGACAAGCTTGATTCTATTGTACTCTTGTAATACAGTAAGAGTCATCTTGTCAATAAGGCGTTGCTGGTATCCATTATCTACATCCTTAGTGAACTTTATAAACTCAGAGGAATCAGTATCAGAAAGCATAGGTACATAATACCAAGCCTGATTAGCATCCTTTGGAGCGTTGAATTCCCTAAGCAAGCCAAGAGAATACTCAAGACTACCAGCTTCAAAGAATCCCTTCTTATTAAAATCAAGTACTACCTTATGGTCAAGAACCTTTCTTAATTCAGGATGCTCAACCAAGTCTTCAATCCATGAATTAAACCAGACGTCGTGTTCCTTATCCCTAAACCACTGGTAACGACCAAAGTTGTCTTCTATATAGGCTTTGAACCTTTTTTCATCAGAGTTTACGTTCTTAAGTTCCTTCAGCACTTTGCCAAGATAATTAGGTACAGTATAACTATACCTTGTCTTGTCAAGATGGTGGAATGAGGATTCAGTGCTGTTTTCTCCTATGAACCCAATCAAGTTAGCTATATCAGTGTAGTAACCAGTGAATTCCTTTAGTATATCAACAGGAACCTTATTGCCATCCTTATCTACTTTCTGATATTTTGCAGACTGAAGATTAGATAATATGCTATTAGCCTTCTCTAATACATCAAATACAGCTATGGGAGAATCATTAGCTATCTTGCTATCTACAAGGGCCCACCTTAACTCTCCTTCTTCTTGATCTATTCCTATAGAACGAAGGATGTCTACAAATGTATGCCAATTCTTGTCTTTGTCTTTAGTTAAGTACTGCTCTATTTTGGCATTCCTTTCTTTGGATGTTCCAGAAATACTCTTAAGATCATTGTATATAGGAGTAAGTTTCTCAATTATTCTTTTAACAGCATCAGCATTGATGGTGCTGTCTGGGTTAAAAGCTGACTCTTGACCTCCTATTTGTATTCCTCCTTCAGTATTGTACTTCCAAGAATCAAGAAGCCACTTAGTGTTCTCCTTACTATTTAATGGGAAAGTGGCATCTTTATTGAAAGAGCCGTCTGGGTTCCTCTTTCCTCTAGATGCCCAATAAGAAGTCAGGTCTTTTCTGAAATCTTGATAGAAAGCGGCTTTGAGCTGGTGATCGTCTTCAAGAATTCCCTGCGGTTTTCCATCTTCGTCAAGAGAGTACAGGAGTCTCACAAAAGAATACTTATTACCAAGCTTTAGGAGAGCTGACTCAAAGTCATCAGACTTGGTCATGTTTCCAAGACCATACAAGAGAATAGCGTGGGCATACTCAGGATCCATATACCTGTTTTCTCCAATGTCATCAAAGGTTTCATAGCCTTCCATATCAAGTTGGAGAAGGTTATTAAGAGCAGCCCTTGTCTTTTGAGAGAGCGAGTCCATTCCAGATATAGACCTGAAGTTATTCATCCAAGACTCTGGAGTCTTCTCCTCCTTATCCATCACATTGTTAGTCTCATTCTCTGAGTTAGAATTATCCTCATTTAACTCACTAGATGTATTAGTATCTGTAGAAGTGGCTGATTTTGATATGTCTATTATTATATGTTCAAGTTTCTTTATTGCCAGAGTTGACTCCTCAGCAAGAGGCCAGAAGTTTTCCTGTATCTTTCTATACTCATTCTTTTTATGGTCAACTCTTTCATCGAGCCATGCATTATACTCTTCATCAGTCCAGCCATCTCCTCTATCATAGTTATCCTCAAAGAATTTCTCTTCATCTTCACGAGTAACATTATCTGGATTAAAGGAGTCTCTGACTTCTTCAAACATCTTCTTTAGGCCATAATCCTTTAAGAAACTTTGCCTTGTAAGGGTAGAGAGCTTTATATACAGACTAGTCGCCAAGTCATCATTGTTAGCAGCCTCAGCTTGAGAAAGCTGTTCTTGCAACTCCTTTTTCCTTTCATCAAGTTTCTTATCAAGAAGCTTAGAGAACCTTCTAGCTATAGCATTGGTTCTATCTCTTTTTATAGTGAGAGTAGGATATATTGCATTAAGTACTGGCCTCTCGCTAATGAGCTCTTCAGAACTAATGATGGGAGCTTCTTGCTTCTCAGTTGCTTCTTCTTCAATAAGCTGCTGTGAGGGTGCTTGCTGCCGTGGCTGTCGTGAAGCTACTTCATTCCAATGATCTGTCCAATTCTTACTAAACATCACATTAGACGGAATAGGACCAGCATCTTTGAACATCTGAATCATCTCTCTACCAGTGTAGCCATTGAGAGTAGTCTCATTTAATCCATTTGTATAAGCAACTTTGAACTGCTTATCAGGATTTTGCCTAGCTACCTCATACATCTTCTTGATGCCTTCAATGATTTGCTTTGGAGATATTGACCTAAGTCCGTTGTTTTCTTTTACTCTCAAATCCTTTGTAGGCAAAGCATAAGCATTACCCTGTAATCCTTCACCTTGACCATAAATAGCTCCAAATTGTTCTCTGGCTACTTTAGCAGCTCCAGCACCATGTCTTCCTTCTGGATTACTACCAAATACAAATACAGTATTTGCATCTGGAGTTATTTTGCCTTCATAAGAAGCTGGAATGCCGTTTTGCTGTTGAGTTTGATTAAACCTTCTTTCAAATGACGCTCTATCCGCAATATCTTTTTTGTCTGCTGTTCTAAATACAAATCCTTTAGGAGCATGTACAGAAGAAGGAATTCCTAACCTTTGAGCAGCAATAATACCTGCCTCGTCTACACCTGTTTGTCCACCGCTTCTTATTTCTGATATAGTAACTCCAAGATTTTGAAGTTCTCCTATTACTGCTGTTACCCAATCATTAAGTTTTTCTTGTGTTAATCCAAAATTACTAAAAGTGTAAATACCATTTCCAGCAATGTTTAGCTTTACATTGTTTTTTGGCAACCCTTGTTTCTCTATTTGGGTAAGAAGTCTTCTTGCTGTTTCTGGAAAATAATTTACTGGATAGTCTAAATTAGTTCCACTTTCTGTGGTAAGTACAATTTTTTCTCCCACATATTTATTACCAGCAACTTTTTTAGTAAGCCTCTCTCCAGCAGTGTTGAAGTCTACCGCCAAAGCTAAAGTAACATCAGACCAATCAGCATTTTCTTTAGTCCTTTGAGCATATCCTCCAGTTGATTCTGTAATTTTTACAGACTGATATTGAGCATGCTGAGTCTGCTGAGCTTGCTGAGACTGTTGTTGTACTGCTTGAGAAGTACCAACAGGATTCCACAAATCAGGATGTCTTTTCTTAAAGTCTTCTCTTGCTAATTTGTATGCCTCAGGATTAACCCTCTTCATATAGTTAAATATGATATTAAGGTCATCTATAGACATTGGAATATCTACACCACCCATGTAGATTTCCTCAACCCTATTTACAGCATCTTGAAGTTTTTTCTGTTCTTCTTCATTTAAGTCACTTCCACTTAATTGATTATATTCATCAAAGAATGACCCACCACCTTCAAAGTTTCCTCCGAACTCATTATTAAAGAATTGTTCTTGAATGGAAATTTCTCTTCTTGCTTGAGTTTCTTTTTCAGGTTGTTGTGTCTGATCTTCTGCTGGTTCCTGAACATGTGCTAATGGAGTATCCTCTGTTTTTACATTGTGAGAGAGCACAGTAACAGTATCAGTGGCCCTAGATACACCTACATATTCAAGCTGTTGTTTTTTATTTGCTTGCCCATCTTGTTGTGTACCCTTTGTTATATCAGCGTCATCTATTATCACATGTGTAAAAGTAGAACCCTGAGACTTATGAATAGTCATGGCATAGCCAAAATCCCAAAGCTTCTCTTGAAGAACAGGGTGTCCTCCATCTTCTGTTGTAACGTCTTCGTTATATATAACATCATTGACAAACAACAGTTGCTCTATTTCTTGTTTTTCCTTACGAGCTTTAGTCCACTGAGGAGTACCTCTGAGTGTCCATAGCCTGCGATTTTCTTGAGCTAGAATTTCAGCATTCTTCTTATTTTGCTGATTATTCTTTATGTCAATGAAGTCAATAGTGTCTGTATTTCCCATAGGATCTTCAATGGTTATAGGAATAGCCTCAAGAGAGACAGTTCTTCCATCTAACATTGTATGGGTTACAGTAGTTGGACTACCAACAGACTTTACTACATAACTTTCAGAGTTCATGAATCTATAAGTTGCGGTAGCTCCAGCACCACTAAGATAGCCCCAGTTATTATAACCTATAATAGGCTCACCGACAGATGGTATTGCTGAAGTACGACCTAGAGCCCTACGTATAGCCTCATTATATTTTGCTACAGTATTATTAGTATATGCCAGAACTCTGAAGTAGTTGGGGTCAGTCACAAGACGAGGGGCAAATTGCTTTATAATAGGCTCAATTTTCTTCCAATCATTTGGACTCATAAAAGCTACACCTTGTCCTTTATCATTAAATGAGGACTCTCCAGAGAGGCTTTTACCGTTTCTTAAAGCTGTAGCTTCCTTTAAAATAGCGTTATCACCAGTTCTCTCTACCTTGGTAAGCCTTACTATCCTACCTTCAGGATTACGGAAAACTATAGACTCTTTGTCTTCCTTCACAGGTGCAAGCTGTGCCTCATCACCAAGGAAAATGACCTTCAAATTGTATCCTTCGGCTACCTTCTTTATAATCTGATAATTCTTCTCATCTAGCATAGAAGCTTCATCCACTACTACTATACCATAGTAGGGGACTTTAGGTTCTCCTGTTTGCTTGGAAGTTTTGTTCTTTGCATCATACTCTTTCTGCTTTTCATCAACAGCCGCAGTAATACCAAAAGCTTTATGCAGTGTTGTAGCCTCGTATCCAAGTTTTTTGACTCTCTCTTTAAGCACACTGGCAGCCTTATTTGTAGTTGCGGTAAATACTATTTGTTTAAAGGAGCTTCTATACTTTGCGGCTATCATCTCCATTAAAGAGGTTTTACCTGTACCAGCATAACCAGAAAGAGTCATGATAGTCTCATCAGATTTAATGAACTCATCTATTTGATTAAGGGCATCTTCTTGTTGTGCATTTGGAATAAATGGAGTAGAGACCACAGTGCCGTCGGCAAACCTGAAGCTATGTTGCTTAGAAGCAGCATTATTATTTGTGCTTATAGAATCTTCAGAAGACTGTTGTTGTGCTTGCTCACCTTCGTAGTACATGTCACCACTTCTTACGGCTTCTGGGCTATCAAGAAGTCTGTATAAAGCATCTGAAGCATCTGCCATAAGAGTACCATCTGAGCCCGCAAATATCTTAGTAAAAAACCGCTTTATTTTATCCCATAAGGTTAGCTTACTAGTACTTTTAATACTTTTGAGTTGCTCTATTAACCTCCTATTAGACCAAATATCTGCAATAAACTCTTCCATGTAATGTGAAGAGTACTCATTGTTGAGTGAGTTCTTTGAGTACCTTGAAGTATAAAAGTGTTTTTTATACTCAGTAATAATTGCATCAAACTTCCTTCTAAGATTTTGATTACCAAGTATTCTATTTACAGTTATACTGTGTAATATTTCATGAAGTATGACTGAGTCAGCGTTGCCATTATTAAATAAACTAAGAGTATTTATATGGATAGTTTTAGTAGAGGAGTCATAGAAAGCACGCCTCCCTTTAAACACGTCATGCATGTCCCCTTCAGAAAGAACTACTTTTACACCAGATAATAATAGTGGCTTTCTACCGTCCTTTTTTGTCTTCAAAAGCTCAATGACACTAGAAAACTCAGAATTACTATCAATTAATGATATTAAATCTGTTACAGTAACTTTCCCGTTGACTCTTTGTTTCTTAAAAAGGCTGTCAAGTCTAGTGTCTCTCTTAGCTGTAGGGTCTATTACTTCTCCTTCTTGGTATATATCATTATTCTTCCTACTAAATTCTCCATTGTTATCAGTTGCTGATTTAACAGAGTTCGCATCTCGAACACTAAATACATCAGTAGCTTCTGGGAAAGACATTTCACCACCGATATCATATACATTTTTAACAATTACTCCGTCATACCCATTATCTTTAGCTATTTTTTCTAGAGTTCTAGTGGACTCTATTTTGCCTTTGTATTGTATTTCATTCCAATTATTTCCTTTAGCATCAACAATTAAAGGATTTTTCATTTTTACAAACAGGGCATATTGAGAACCTATAATTTCATCTGAGCTACTGTTATAATCGTTGCTATAATTGTGTCTCAGACTTTTCATTTTTTTATTTACATAATCCTCAAATAGCTCAAATTTGTTTGATTCAGTAAACTTTTCTGTTTTGGATTCTAAATATGCGTCGATCTCCTTTAGTTTTTCATCGAACTCTTCTTTACTTAATCCAAATCTACCCCTTAAGACCTCTTCTCTCGACTTATCAACTTCGCCAGTCCACTGATCTCTTACTCTAGCAAAAGCGAAAGTCTCGTCATAAAGCCCCTCCTTTGCCAAATCATCTTGTTCAATCCAGCTGTCTGCGTTGTCTATAATTTCTCTCTCTCGTATGTCAAACATCTGAGACTCTGTCTTGGCATATGATGATGAGACTCCCTTACTTTTTGCAGTATATACTGATGTTCCATCATTATTTTCATAATCTCTTATAGCCTCATCAATCTCCTCATCACTCATGTCATATACGAAAGCCATCATGCTCCTATCGTATGAGCCATCAGGATTTATTTCAATTCTTCTATCATGAGTATCAAAGGATGAGAATTCACTATGGGGGCTTGTATGATATGTAACCAAAGGTTCACCATTCTCATCTACTACTTTAGACACTCCTCTATCTCCAGGATTAACATCGTCTGCCTGCGGTAGAGCGTCATTAATGATTCTGTAAGTAGTGTGATTCCAATAACCAATTTTTGGTTTTTCTGAAACCACTTCAGCAATTCCTTTTTCAACTAAGGATTTCCAAAGAGCATCTTCTACATCAGAATTTGAAGAATCAGAGTACAAAACTTTGCCTTCTGATTTAGCAATATTAGCAAGAGCTATATGTGCTTTCTTGCCATACCCCTTTCCTCGATATGCTTCTTCTATTTCTGTGGCAGCACCAATAGTCCCACCCATGTGAATAGAGTTATCATCTTCAAAAACTGGTATTTCTCCTATGTATTCATTCCCCAAAAAAATTATTCTAGTTCCACCGTCAGGAGCCATATCAGGATCAAATTTAACATCACTGACAGTTACTCCTTGGTATGTTGCAGAAGTTATACTGTTAGGTGTATCTTGACTTCTTCTGTATTTAGAGGAGCGTGCAACTCTTTCCCAATCGCCAAACCAATCCTTGAAAGCTTTAGTTCTCACTTGTAGCCACTGACTCTCAGTAAGATTAGTAGGTTTACCATTAGGTGCCTTCATAAAAGTACCATTGGCTATAGCCTGCTGCTTAATGGAAGCCATTTCAGACAGGCTATTATCTGTAACTTTAGCTACAATGTTATTTCTCTGTCTATATTCCTTTACTTCTTGAGGACTTGGAATAGAATCCACTTCCTTTCCCTCAGTCATAGCCATAATAGTGGCATGAACAGCGAGTTTGCTTATACCAAGTTCTTTAGAGTACCTCTCAAGGTCATCATTGGATACAAAAATACAATTGGCCATATTTTATAGTTTAATTATTTTCAATTAACTACAAATATAATATAATTTTGATTCAGCCAATTAGTATAAGTGCCTTTGTATAGCATCAAATATTAAATAGTTATCGGAGATATGTTCAAGTATATACTTTATAACATAAATTAAGGATTACTTTTATACATAAAAAAGAATAGCAAGGTGCTATACCTTGCTATTCCGCTGACATTATATAAGAACCACGATTACATAATGCCAACTAACTTATTAGTTAACACCTGAATATCTGGATCAGCAGTCTTAGATGCTCTTTGTTCAAAGAATCCATTTTTGCCTTTCCAGTCATTTTCAAAGCCACATACATAGCCTTCAGACTTAAGAGAAAGAGGAAGAATGTGCCTTGCTTCTTGTGGAAGGAGACCCTTCTCTCTCATAAAGAGGTAATCATCCTCTATATTCTGAAGAGACTTCTCAAATCTTGCACAGGCAAGCTTGTGGTTTATTGAGTCTTCTTCAGACCAATACCAGGCTGGCTTTACAAAGGTAAGCTCAGATCCAAACTTGTCCTTGTCATATCCTATCCATCTTGTAGATTCCCATAGGAAACTAAACACACGATGCCTTGTGACCTCTTGTTGAATAGCCCTTGAGCATATCCAATGAGTATTGATTCTTTTCTGATGAAAGTCAGTAGGCTCAGTGAGATACTTCAGGTCTTTTTGCCTATTGTTTTCATATATAACCCTAAGATTAGTGGTAACATATGTCTTGTCCTCGCCAAGAAGAGTCTTAGAATACTTGTTATTCCTATAGAAGAACTCTGTGAACACAGTATTACTACTGCTTGGGATAGTGAGATACACAGTGCCAAATTCAAATGGAGACAAGTGTCTCATAGACAAAAGCCTATCACAAAACTCTTTATAAGAGTCGTCTGTAATCTTCTCTTCTGACAGGTGTGATACTCTGGCAGCAAGTTCAACTGCTTTTAATGCTCCTTCAAAAGTAGGTTCTTGGGGAATAACCTCAACAAAAGAATCAATAAGTTTCATGCTAATCTATATTTATGTCATCAACATTCCAATCTTCTATTCTCTTAAGAAGGTCTTCTTGAGTGTTATAGTAAACATCAAGTAAGGCATCTTGCTCATCATAGTCTTCAGGGACAGTGACAGTAACTGTCTTGGTAATAGTAGCTGTCACATCAAATGAAAGCTTCTTGCTTTTTTGATTCCAAGGAGCATTTTTATCATAATCAGCGTCAGGAAATCCCATCTTGTGTTCTATAATAAAGACTGATTCTCTCAGCACTGTTTTTCCAAGTGATAAACTCAATATCACTTCTTTCTAAAGTGTCTTTATTGACAACCATGACATCAGCTGTATCTGGATACACAGAGAGAGAGTCAATGAGAGTTTTTACTTTCATATAAACTTATTATATGCCTAATATCATATATAGAAATAAGACCAACTCTGTGGTCTACAAGCTCGTTGTCATCAGTATAAAATTCGGTATATGGAACCTTATAGAGTTTGTTCCTGCAAGCAAGTTTATCGAGAGTTTTGAACTTTATACCAGATGCTTTAAGATTCTGTTCAACAGTCTTGCATATACCACAAGAGTCAGTCTTATATTCTATAGCGTACATAATGATAAATTAGCTTGCGCTAATTTACAGAACTAATCTTAAATAGACAATAGTCTAAATAAGATGATTAGTGCTTCCAACAAGTTCCTATCTCAGCCTCTGCCGGAATAGGAAGAGACTTACAGAATTTAGCGGCGCTTTGCTCCATTATATTCTCAAGAGTCTTAGGGAAGTTAGTCAAAGATTCATCATAGTCACAGACAATCTCATCATGAACAGCAGCGCATATGTGTATTCTGCTGAAGAGATTGTTGTCTACAATATAGTTAAATAATTGAGTCAGAGCATCTTTCATGATCACTGCGCCAGTACCCTGAGTAACGCTATTGCGCGCCATCCTATCATACTTACTGGCAGCTTGGAAGTGCTCTCTTACCATCATAGCCACAGAATCACCTGTGCCTTTATGATGAAGCCTGTAATCATCCCAGAATTCTGATGTGAATGATTTTTGCCTTTCTAACCAGTCCTTATGATCCCACCAGTACATTCTATGACCAGTGTGCTTGCACATGATTATATAGCCATTGTCTCTCACAAACTTGCTTCCTCTTTTAGCGAAAGCAGTCATTCCAGCAAATGCCTTATCAAGTTTATCAACTACTTCTTGAGCCTCTTCTACACTACACCCAGCAGTTTGAGACAGTGTAGGAGCTGCTGCGCCAAACATGTATCCAAACTCAAAACCCTTGACCTTCTTTCTCCATTGGGGAGCCTTGGCTTTGACATCAGTAGCGTCTTTGCATCCAAGCTCTCTACACTCCTTGTTATAAACAATCCATGCAAACATGTTATGAGTGTCCTTGGAACCTTCCGTAAACTCTTTAAGAAACTCTTTGTCTTGATATATATCTGCTCCGAGGCGCGATTCCTCAGCGCTGAAGTCAGCTGATACCATCTTATAACCTTCTGGAGCTACAAAGCAAGACCTTGTAATCTCATCTGAAGGTAGCTGTTGGAGATTCTGATATGTGCATCTTGAAGGACTGATTTTCTTAAACTTAGCCAAGTCGGTATTAGGCTGTCTGCTTCCGCAAGACATTCTTCCAGATGCCGCCCCAAGTTGATGCCAAGCAGTGTGAAGTCTTCCTGTCTTGGGATTTATAGCGTCAAGATGCCCTTGTCCATAAGTTGTACAGACTTTTTGATGCTCTTTGTAGTCAAAATATAAGTTGAGGAACTCATCATCTATTCCTTTCTGAGTCTTAAGCTGTTTCTCAAGAACAGAATCTTTGTCTTCCCCAGACTTCTTATCCTTGACAGAAGTATCAAAACCAAGATGCTTAGCATACTCAACAACTTGTTTAGGAGAATCCCAGTTTATATTACACTTAGGAGTAAGGTCAAATCCCTCAAATAGGTCTCCTTGTCTTTCAATATAATAATACTTCTCATCTCCCTTGGATACCACATACTCATCAAGAGCCTTCTTAGCGGCATCCCTAAGGCTGACATCACTGAGCATCTTTTGTTTCCACTTCTGCTCATCTAGCTTGATTCCACACCACTCAAGATAAGCTATAGCTGGAACAGCATCACATTCAAGCTTTGCTCCTATAAGACCATTGACTTTCCTGCAATCTTCTATCTGAGATCTCATTATGTCACATAGATACTTGACATCAGCTGCGGCATATTCTATTACTCTTGTGTCAAGACCTCTCCAGATAATCTCTCCTCTGACAGACTTGTCAAGATGTAGCCCTAATCTCCTTTCAGCTATAGCTGCAAGAGAATAAGACATCATGCCTGACGGGTATCCAAGATGAAGGAATTGCTCTACAATCATGGTATCATATATCTTTCTTGGAATGATGCCATAATTATAGAGGAACTGCAAGTCAAACTTCAAATTTTGGCCAACACAATAATACTCTTCTAGAATACGTTTGTAGAATTTGATATCGACTGTTGCGCAGTCAATGACTATCTGCTTATCCCCCTCCCTATTACCTATCTGAAAGCATAGAAGGTCATTAATATGTGAATCACGGCCTGTGGTCTCCGAGTCTATCTGAATTATTGGACCCCAACCAGATAATATCTCCAAAGATTCCTCTGGAGATATTATCGTATAGGAGTCATTCTCAAATAGCTCTTGATTTAAAGTAACAAGATATATCATTTTTTCATATAAGCCACATTCTTGGCAAAATCAAGAACCCATTTATTAGCACGTAGGAAATTAGAGCCAAGAATACCATGGATTGTCATGCCGTCAGTTTTCTTTATATAATCAAATGGCTGGCTCAAATCCTCAACAAAGAATGGAATACTGAACACGGTATTTCCCAAACTGAATTTGACTTGTGCCTTATCCTTTGATGTCTCTATGACTCCTGCTCCAGTGCTCATAGATGATGATGAGGCCTCAGATGTACTCTCGATATCAAGCTTATCAAGAACTCTCTTATCAAGATGGCACCCGTTACTTCCTGAATCAAGAATAAACCTGTAGTTTCTACCATTGTTACTAAGGGTAAGAACAGGAAGCTCTATCATATCCATGGCTTCATTGAAAGGGTAAACAGTATCAGTATCTGGCTTAGTTCTGTCAAACAACACAACCACACAATACGACAATACACAGATAACAATTACCAACAATACTAAACTTATAATCATACTGAATCTAAAAATATATTAAAGCAGTGAATGCTGCTATCGGTTATCTATTAATCACTTTCCTCTACTAATTTTTTAATTTGATGATATTCTGGATAAATTCTTGGATACTCCTCCGCATCCAAGGCTTTGTTGTAATGGAATATGACAGATGAATGGTCTATTCCTAAGGCCTTGGCTATAGAATGATATGTGAATCCTTTGTCTCTTAATATTTTACAGACTACTCTTCTTGCACATACTATGTTAACTTCTCTTGATTTACTGTGTACATTTATACCAGCCTTATCCAAGATGGTATCACATAGCTTGTTGCACTCATTGGCGCACTTCTTGTCTCTCTCTGTTAAGAGGGCGTCCTGGTTTATAACATTAAGTCTTCTTGCTACTGCGGCTCTCTGATGAGCATCTAAGTCATCAAGAAGTTTAAGACAAAGTTCAAAACTGTTCATTACTTATAGTAAGAGTCTATCCAAGACCTAAGATTATTAGGCAATACTTGAGAGATTCCTTCAGGAACCTCAGGGGTTTGTTTGAGATAAGAATCAAGAGTTCTTACAAGATCTCTCCAGTTAGGAATCTCATTCCTGCCATAGGTGAATGGTAACTCAGACTGAGTTTCAGTGAATACCCAAGCAAGAGGAATCTTTGGCTGACCAATCTGATTATTGACAACCACAAACCTATAGTCAAGCAACTTGTAATTCTTGAATACATCACTCTTATTCATATTCTGCCTGATAATATACCAGTACAGCTGAGCCTGAATAAAGTATCTCCAGTCAATGAATGACTTATAGAAGTCCCATTCCTTGTGACTTGAGGTTTTGAGGTCTATAGGGCAAACAAACTTATTAATATGGTCGCAATAGAGGAGGTCACTCATACACCTTACATCATATCCCTCAAATGTCCCTTTGAACTTCAACTGGTAACATCTCTCAATATCATCATTGAATGGATCATCATCAGCAAAATATGTTTGTGTGGCTGAAGATGTCTTCAAAGCATCCACAGCCTTAAGAGCATCATTGTACACTTCATTACTGATTAGTGTCTTGCTGTCAGATACAGTAAGAAGGTCATAATACTCTTTACCACATTCCCTTATTACCTTTATTCTTGTCTCTGCTTTCCAGTTCATCTGGAACTGATTCTCCTCAATAGCGGAATTAAAGACATCATCAGGTATCTGTTCCCATGGTGTGTTACCCATAGTTCTCAGATATACACTTTTAATGACTTTAATTCTGCTATCAGCAAGCTCAGGAAAATCAGCGACAAGGAATCTCTCATTGAACTCATCTTTTGAGCCTGTGATAAGACAGTCAACAAGAGAGCCATAAGTAAGAGATGGAGAATCAACCCTATCAAACAGAGAGCTTAGGTTATTAAAGCCTTCTCTCTGGAATTTGGCTAGGGTTGAATAGCTATATGCTGGATCTTGCCTATAGACACTCTCAGGAACATCCCAGGCTATAGAAGATAAACTTACTCTAGACATAAACTCTTTATCTTTAAAATACTGTTTTTTAATCCTCTTATAGTATGAACTTCGATAAAAATACTGTTGGGGTTATCTTTGATGGCATTAAGAAACATCTTTTTCTTTATGACATATCTGTCAGTAGCCCAGCCTTTAACCTCCATATACACCGTGTACTTGCCTATAGTAGCAACAAAGTCAGGAGTATATGTTATGGCTCTTGTCTTTTCCCAGTGCTCCTCAGAGTCAATGTAATATGGATTAATGGACTTGAAGCCTTCTTGAAGAATAATCTTTTCAGGCTCATAAAGAAATTGCAGTCCTTGTCCCTCAAGCTCTTTACAGACACTTACCTCAAGCTTGCTTCTATACTTGGTGCCATTATAGACAAGCCCACCAGCATTTCTTACCTTTTTATTCATACTATACCCAACTAATGATACTTTTACCAGCCATTCTTAAGAATCCATTAACCTGATTAAACACATCAGGAAAAGGAGTTGAGGTTCTGACACAAAATGATGGATGCACAGTAGACGCTATTCCAGCATTATCCCCTATATATGGTCTGAAGGAGTTCGCTATTCCTCCAGACAATATATATACAAGGTCTGGTTTTATCCAAGAAATCTTGGATAAGAAATCACTGATTACAGGTCTCCAAATCATAGTGTGCTTGCCTATCTCACCCACCTTTGTAGTCAATGATGAATTAAGCATCAGAACACCTTGCTCCTCCCAATTCTTAAGTGTGAGGTCAAAGTTACAATCTTCAACATTCTTATCCAAGTATTTGCAGGCATAGTTTCTTAGAATTTTAAGAGATGGAGATACTCTTTCAGCTGGAGTCTCCATCTTGTTTCCAAATGCTATACCTGTAGCAATACCTGATTGTGGGTAAGGATCTTGACCAAGCCATATCACCTTAAGTTTCTCATAAGGGCAATATGCGAAAGCGTCAAATAATGAATCCGCATTTGGAGTTACTGGCCCAGAAAGGCTATTCAGGGCTTTAGTTACCAATTTACCGTTTACTGGATACTTTCTTATGTTACTGACCTGCCCTAATGTACTCATAGGCTTCCTCACTTTTTAAGAATTTGGAAATATCGTCTTGATAATTGATGCTGGTTGGTCTTGGTAAGTTGACGATATATTTATCTATATCATCTTCGACAACTATCTTGAGATCATATACTCCTTCAGCATAACCCAGTATCTGGTTCTTTATACCATTATACCATATTGTCTTTGTGTCAAGGATAAACTGTTTACTCAAGTGCGCCACATACCCAGCATCTTGTGTAGCCTTTCCTATTATATAAATAATATGAAAATGTCCAGAAGAATCTCTTTCCATACCTATAACAGGATGAACATACACCTCTTTGTCTGATTTACCTATCTTCATTCTATGAATAAGTATAGAGCATCCTGTAATTGAACCAGCAGCAGAGGGAAAAGATGATTTGTCCTCTACAATATTTGATATTATTATAGGATAAAACTTAGGATGTCTTTGCTGTCTTGATAAATCCAACACACAGTCATCAGGACATCTTATGTAAAGTACAGAGTCATTTGAGCTATATACAGAATTTATACTTGAATCTAAAAACCTATATACATTCATTATATATCAGTTTTAAGCCACATCATTTCACCAAGATACTCTGTCTTGAATGGAATCTCTCTGGCTGCACCACCATCAAGTCCTGAAGCGACAAAGTTGACAAACACATTAGTAATTACAGAAGCTATCATATTAGCCATGAATGAGGTTTGTTTATAAGAACAAATCTCTGAATCAGCTTCATAATCCTTAAACAATGTGTTCTCATACCTTTTCCAGTCACTCTCACAGTCTCCAGACACAGCGAATACCTGAAGAGTCTCCGCAGCTAACCTACCATCAATAAACAGGCATTCCTTTCTTCTTTCTTGTGGAAGCTCCCTAATAGTTGTCAGCCATGTATAAAATACAGTCCTTCTTGCTTCCATAGAATCAAGACATGCAATGACTATATCTGAATGCAGGCTTCCGGTGTCAAATCTTTCGTTTATCACAGTAGTGTTATGGTAGTAGCTGTATTTAGTTATGGCATTAGCGACAGCATCAACCTTGAATCTGTCAACATCTTCAGTAGAATAAAACTGCCCAGACAGATTTCCAAGTTCCACAATATCATCATCGTAAAGCAATAAGGATCTGACCCCAAGCCTGCTGATTAAAAGACTTGTCCATGAGCCTATTCCTCCTTGACCTACAATAGTGACCTGCTCAGTGGCAATTTTGTCATACCACATAGCACCTGAGAATCTTGAAGTAGCCTCAGCAGATATTCTTGACCTGATTATTGGAGTAGAAAATTCTGGTGTTTCTTGCTGCTGGCTCTCTTGATTTTGAGTTACGACATCAACATCATTATTCTCATCTTCATCTTCCTCGTCTAACTCATCTTCTTCAAATTCATCAGGCAAGGTAACATCATTAATGGAAGCATCAGAGTCAGGAGATGTTTGTGGTTCATTATTGAGCATTCCAGAAAACATTTCCTGAATATCCAAAGCCTCAGACTCAGTTATCTGAACAGTATCTGTCTGATTGTTATTAGAATCAGGCAAAGACTGCGGCACTGTGGCATGTGACTGTGTCGCAGCCATTAACCTCTCTCTTAAATTTGTCATTACCAACCCATTATTTCAATAACAATATCAAATAACCTGTTAAGGACATCATTGACTTTATCTGCCATAAGTTTGTTATCACAGACAAAATCATAGTCCTCTATAAATAGAGTGAGGTCATTGCATAAGTTTGAGAAAGCAAGTGAATCCTCGTCGCTTCCACACTCTTTCTTAAGTGATGAAAGCATCCTCTTTTTAAGGACAGTATCAGAAGTCTTTCCTTTCTTCAGAAACTCCTGCACATATTCAGTAATGCTTCCATATGGCTTGTCAGGACATAAGGTTTTCTTTATTATCCTCTCACAAGCAGCTGGATTTATCACCACATCAGATGCCTCGATGTCTTCAAGCTCATCAGTGTCAAACATCTTTAGTTGTACAGGAGTGTTGTAATACACCTTCGAATCTTTTTTATTTGAATCTTTCTTTTCTTGAAGAATAGACTCTATCTTATCACTGACATCATCAAACCAAGAATCTCTCTCAACTGTAATGTCAAGATAATTATACCTGATACACGTATCAGAGAAGCTTTTCTCTGTAGGTACTGTCAGAGACTCTATTCCTCCGCCGAAAGCATCCACAGACTCATCCACAGTTCCCCTGAACCATCTTGTTATCCTACTGGTAATCGCCGCAGTGTATTCACCCTTGTTATTGACAATGAGACTTACAAAATGAGGCATTGAGCTACCTTCTGACTTTAAAGTGTCTGTGTCAGTTCCGCTGAAAAACGACCCCATGCGATTGTGAGAATGCAGCAATCCGATATAACAATCGAGTAAATCATTGTCACACATATAGGTAATCACCTCTGGTTTAGTCTCAAACTCAGTGTATGTAGAGGTTCCTATGTCACAGAGGCAGAAGTCAACACAGACAATCTTCAAGCTGTTATCATTAAATGACCCTTCTACCTTATAAAACAGGGCTCCAGAATACTCCCTGTCATTAAACATGGCACACAGGTATCGTATCTTATCCTCTAGAGATTTTGTTACAGTAAGCTTGTACTTAGCCTCATCTTTAACAAGCTTGATTTGATTGTTGCTCTTGTTCTCCATATTTATAATTAACTAATTGAGTAATAATTGAATATATCCAAGATATAATAGAAATATCTACCACAGATACATAAGAGATATTCCCACTGTCAGATGCTGTGATGACTAATGGTTTGTTCTCACCTTTGAATGTTATGTATATATCATTATACACTCCAGGACTTATTGAAGTAGCACCGCCACTGTTATATAACTCCCCGTTTTTTAATATGTAATTGCGGGACTTGTTATGCCAATGACTGATATGATATTCATCATCATAGGCAAGGGCAGCTTTACTGACAAGTAGTATAAAATCAATATCAGACATGGCTATCTTATACCTTCCACTATCATACACTACTGGAATGTCATACGTTTCAACAAGCCATTTGTATAACAGAATGTCATAGGAAGCTGGAATAGCTTTTACCATTAAGCATTGAATCCGCATATTCGCCTTGTATCCAGCGCCTATGGTTGAAAGTCTTCTATATGGAACTCCAGCTATAGATTCTGTCTTGGTATAAAGGTCAAGCTCTCCACAAAACAATGTCCATAATCCCTCATCGAAACTCAAGGCCAATGAGCTCATAGTGCTGTTTATTGGTCCAGTGCCGAAACAAAGGGTGCTATACTCATTGGAGTTGGTAGGAACTCCGTGACTACAATGAGAATGTCTGTAATCAGAGGCACATTCATTAGTAGTGAATGTTGACCTCCCCATTCTTGGTAATATAACCATCCTACCATCGACAGTGACACTGAATTTCACAAAGAGGTCTCTTACTGTTGTGTTCTCTCCATATTCATTTGTAACAGTGACTACTGGAAACCAGACTATTATGTCATAGCCCATAGAGTTAGGTACTATATCAACTCTATCTTCTCCATAATAGTCATATAGAATCTCTTTTAACTTTTCTATATTTTCAGACATAATAGCCAATAAATAATAATATGCCCCCAAGATTCCTCTTGAGGGCATATTCAACACAAATATTAGTCAAAGAACTTTCCGAAGAGCTCATGAAGCTCGTCATTGGAAATGATGGTGTGCTCGTCAGGCTTTGTAATCTCAACAGGATTAATATAGCCAAGCTTGACCATGCCATAGATGATGTGCTTGAGGCCATCAATCATATTGTCTGCGGCAGAGGTTTCAGAGCAGTCATCGTCCTCTTCCTCATCATTCTCATCATTCTCCTCATCGTCATCATCTTCGTCTTCATCGTCATAGTCTTCCAAGGTTGAGGAGCTGGTGTAGTGGTTATCACAGCAAGAGCACGTCTTCTGCTTTTCCTCTCCCCCTTTCTCATCAGTATCGTCTTTAAGGGATTCAAGAAAACTAATGAGAGCCTCAGTGCTTATATTGGTGAAGTTCTTGCCAAAATGCTCCTTGATTCTCTCAGCAAGGTGATTATCACGAATAATAGTATAAATATCTATCCTATCTACACCACCACTCTTGATCTTCTTCTGTGGAGAAGTCAGCAGGAACACAAGGTCATTAGTCACCCCTCCCTTGTAGGGAATATTTGTAGGAAGCACAGCCTCATCAAGATTCATCTCAAGTTTAGAATGTCCCTCAAGGAACGTCATTCCAGAATAACTGACATTCCTGGAGTCAAGCTCCCTCTTGAGTTCTCCAAGAGTAGTGGCATCACTCTCAAAAGCAACCTGTGACTGAGTAGCGGATGAAACAACGATAATCTTTCTCTTTTCCATAATTAAAACACATTAATATCTTTTACACAATCAGTGATTGCATAACAGTAATAAAAACTTCTTTACCCCAGTCCCTATATAAGTCAGACGGGTCTTTGGATTTATAAAAATCAGGTATCTCTATCTGTGTAAGATTAAACATCTCAGAAAGATTCTTTCCAAACACTCTTCCATGGTTCTCTTCTCCTTTTTCAGAGGCCTTAAAGTCATTATCATAGAAGACATATATTTTCTTGAATCTGTCTTTTAATTGCTTAACAACATGCTCTTTGGGAATATACCCTTCTCCCTGAAGAGATAAAGATGGAATCCCGGTATTAGCCCACAAGCATAAGGCGTCCTTTCTTGAAGATGTTATAATAAGCCTCTCACCACTTTCTGGTAACTTACTCCAAAGGTCCCAAACACTGGAATCGTGCTTACTAATCCATTTCATCTTCTCACTGAAAGGCTGATATACTTTTATACTTACGATTCCATCTTTTCTTTCAACATAAGCATAAGAGTATTTATCCGCTGGAACAATCTTAGTCACTCCATCTTTTGTGAAGAACATTTCTGTTATAGGATGTACATCTCCAAAGACTAACCAGTCTTTGCTGATTCCAAACTGTTTCCAAAAATCCAAATCATAGTCTCTCCACTCTCTTGTTTTGACCTCAAGAGTAGATTTTGTAACCAGACTTTTCTTTCTTCTTAATCCTTTTCCAAGACTGATGTCACCTATAACTCCAGTATCAGAAGCTATTTTGGATATAGTCTGATTAAATGATGTGTGCCACAACCTTGAGAGGAAGTCATATAGACTTCCTCCCTCAGATGTAGCAAAATCCTTATAACAGAGATTACCTGATTTTGAGAAATAAAGGCTCAATGAGGGCCTTTTGTCATCCCTGAATGGTGAGCATATCAAACAGGGAACCTTAACTCCAAGATACTTCTCAGCTATTTCAGCATCTGAATACCGCTGCCGTATCTCAGATAAAGAGACTGACTTAAAGCCCTTATTGAACATTTACTTAGATAGAAGGTGTCGCAAACGGATTAAACGCCTCTCCCTCAAATGCTGAGGCAGGCATATCATTAGATGACTCATCAAATGATGTCGGAGTCTCCACATACTCATGGAGATCACACACATCAAACTCAGTGTTAGGATAGGCTCCGGCATTCTTAGACGCCTTCACCTCACCATCAAGCTTTGAATAATCTGTGACACCATTCCTCAAGAACATCTTTGTGTACACATCCTGATACTTCTTGTTTTCTTGAGTAGTCTTGATTCCAAACAAGACCTTGAGCTTGTTATCAGGCTGGAAGGTAGCTATCTGAGTGACCTCAGAGAAATCTCCCTTAAAGTAATCCTGAACATGCTCAAGCCTTGCAAGGGCATCATCAGGATTGTCAATAAGGCCAACTATCTGCCTGTTGCTCCACTTCTCAACTGAGGGAATATTAAGATATGTCTTGATAAACTCAGTAAGTTCCTCCTCTCCAACATAAGCAGGGCGATAATCCTTATCTATCCTTGCTGGGCCACTAGTATAATTAGGAATAGCGTGGCTCTTAGCCTCCTCAACAGAAGCCCATGCTGTCCTTCCATACTTATCTATAACCTGAACTTTGGACTTGTCCCTGTTGAACTTGTACTCGTTCCTGACAAAGAAGGTAATACGATTAACAAGGTCAATAGGCTCACCGTCATTATTCTTATACTTGCCTTCAGCAACTTTGACAATGAAGTCAACTCTCGCTGTCTTTACCTTTTTACCATCAACATCAACCTCACCAAGATAGTTGGGGTCATTGTCAATAGTGGTATTATAAAACTCACCAAGTTTCTCCTTGGTAGGATTAACTCCAAGAATCTTGACACTGGCGACTCCTATATATCTTTTAAGGGTAGCTCCCTCTTCAGAAGATTTCTGACCCTTGCTGAATGCCATAAAAAGTTTATTAGTTCTGCTCATAATCTTAGATATTAAAGGTTAAACGGAAAATCTGGGTCTTCAACTTGAGGATGTGACTCCTCTTCAGCCTCATTTGTGGGTTCTGCTGGTGCGGATTCCACATTCTCCTCTTGTGGAGTATCCCAACTTGCGATAATCTCCTCAACAGACATGTTATACTTCTGCTTCCAAGGAGCGTCAAATGCCTCAATCTGACTCTGAAGCATCTCAATCTCACTGATGAGAGTCTCCGCCTTAACCTGAAGTTTGTCCCTCTTAGCCCTAAGAGCCTTAGTGTTCTGCGCTGTCCTCTTGATAGCGGCTTTCTCAAATCTACTGATTTCCATAATATATTAATGTAGATTGTTTGATACCCTATACTGTATATAGGGCATTAAAGTTACTATTTTATTTTTATTCTATAAACTATTATCCGTAATACTCATTCATCTTATCAACGACATACTGGAGGTCGTTGCTGATAAAATCATCCTCAAACATGCCTTCTGGAGTCTTGCAAGGAAGTTCCACTCCTCCAACTCTCATCTTGTGAGTATAGAATCCATAGGTAGGAACTCCCTTTTCATCATACTTAGGCTGAGCAAAGAGAGTCACTGACACGCTCTCAAGAGGATTATACATCTTGTCAAGCAACTTGCCTACAGATGCTGACTTATATCCTACAAGAGACCCATCAGACTCCACATTCTCAATATGAAGAAGCATGAAGACATTGAGGTCATTCCTCAGGGAACTACATTTCGCTATGATTTTCCTAAAATGGTCTGCAAGCTCATTATACTTATCATAGCCTCTCTCCTTACTCCTGTCAAAGAATTCTGTCCTCATAACGTAAATAGCATCATCAAGAACCACATTCTTAACATGTGTAGCGCTCTTATTGATAGCATCTAGCATTGAAAGAATATTGTTATAGTCATTAATAACAAACAAGTTCTTGTTCTCAGCATTATACATGGAGTTGCTTCCCTTGAAAGGAAGCCTCTTTCCAAGAACATTGATAATGACAGTCTCTTTAGGATTAAGACTCTTGATACTGGTACTCTTTCCACATCCAGTATCACCGAGAATAATTGCGAAATTACTCATACTGCTCTTTAAAAATTAAGCTGGTTTTACCATTTATTTCACTGATACTTAGCTTCTTATCACCATTAAATATACTAAAAAACGGTAAGAAATCCAAAGCTTTTTGTGGTGAAATAGCCTCTGGTTTACCAGAATTTCTTATATAATAACAGGGCATATTGTCATTAATGTACCCAGTTACTATTACCTTATCATCTAAATTCATTGTCTTATTGAGTGTAAATATCTGTAAATATTATCCAATGCCTGAGTGTCTGTAGGAGGAGGAAGCTCCCTGAAATCACATACAGCACCATCAAAGAATAAGGGTATCATTCCTCCAAGGTCGCCATCCCTATTGGTAAGCACCTCACAGAACCTTATATTATCCCTGAGCTTCTTAATGTCATAATCAAAGCAATCTGTGAGACCAAATCTAAATGGGGCAAATAATCCAAGAACCACATTGGCATCATGAGAAGTATACTTTGAGTCTCCCAAAGCATAAGTGGTAGGCCTGATTCTACCAAGCTTAAATGCCTCATTGTTCTCTGAGTCAGCACTTTGCTGTTGAATAACCACAGGAGAAAACCCGTACCTGTTTCTAAGATACTTGGCAAGATACTCTGATAGCTTATTGATACTTTGTCTCTTATCCATTCCCCTCTCAGTATCTATAAGATTGATAGTATCTATTATTATAAGCTTATACTCATCAGGATCATCGGGAACATAGCTCTCAAACACCTCAGCATCTTGCTCAACTCCAAACTCATCCTTTTTCTTAATCTTGAGATAATGAGTAGTCCCATGCTCCTCAGCATATTGCCTACAGTCTTTATATATTCCAGTAGGGTTAGTGGAATCATAGAACTGTATGCAGGACTCATAAAACTCAAGAAGTCTTTTGTTCTCAGGAAGCTCAAAAAAGTCAATAACTTCTTGATCAAGAGCTGTCTGGGTACTTCTTAACTCTTTTGGAGATTTTCTTTTGCCTGTCCTCATATAATACACATAGGACATGAATCTTTGGGTAATCCTTTCAGGAGTCTCCTCAAGAGGAAAATAGAGGACCTTCACCTTGAGATTCTTCTCTGGATGATAATATGCATATAATATGGGACGGTAAATAAACACATAAGAAGTAAACTGCGTCTTTGAGCCTTTAGTAAGACTTGTGACTACATAATAGGTACTCTGCTCTATTCCCACAAAATCATCTGAAAATCTCTCAAAGGGAGAAGGAATACAATTCAAGCCACCATCAAGAATCCTTTGTCTTTTTCTCTTGATTGACTCTAGGGTATTATCAATAAGCTTTCCCATCTTACCTCAGTTTGACTTCCCAATCAGACATCACATCAGAGTCCTCAGTATCCTCAAGGAAACTAAGAAGCTCAGAAGTATACTCAACCTCTCCTGTTCCAGGATTCCTTTTCTCAGCCCACATGAAATATCTGAGAGTTCTCATTTTCTGATAGTTGCCATTAAAAGAGTCAATGTATCTCTTAGTGGCATCAAGTATCTCTTCCTCTGTAAACTCTCCATACTTCTGTGTGAATTGCTTCAGCCTTTTTGAGACAAGAGCCAAACCATCAACCCACCTGCTGTTAGTACCTTCCTTTATTCCCTTGGGGAACAATGCTCTCATCTTGGCTGCGGTATCGAGGAAATTAAGCTCACAGTCCTTGGTTCCTGTATAGGCGCTCATATTCTCCAAAAGCTCCTTGCCTTTATCAGATATGAAATACTTGGGAGCTGAGTTGTTATAGGAATACTTATACAAATATCCCTTGTTCTTTGTTGACTCAATAGATGCCATGACATCAGCTTCTGAGACTTCATCCATACACAAGAGCATAGCGGCAAATTCTTGCCTAGACACTTCAAACTTATCAAGTGTCTCCTTTGTTATTTCCATTACATATCTCCTTTATTATTTTTATTACATAGACCACCAATGGTACTAAGGCAGTCACAATGAGTCCTAAAAGCAGCATAACAAGTCCACATATAAGCCATATTAATATAATCTTGAGTATCATATAACCTCTCTTATATATTTTGGATTTATACCTTCAATGGCATTCTTATAGAATTCCTCATCTCTGGTATTCTTCACATAAAATACATAGATTACAGGATGTTCAGCTCTATATATCCTACCACTCTTTTGAATCCAGCCTCTTTCCTCACCATCAAGCTGAACAATGATTCCTACTTCTATGTCTCTGAGATTAAGACCTTCCTGACCCATGCCTACAGCATAAATAGAAGAAGTCTTTTTATCATTGAAGTCATTGATTATCTTTTGGTTATTGAGTTTCTTAGAATGAATGCATTGTGTTCCCCCAAGAGCCTCAGCCTGCATGACAGAGGTGCAGAAACATATGAACCTCTTATTGCCTAAATTCTTGATGAGACTATATGCCTCAGAGGTCTTCAGTTCTCCAAGAAATCTCTTTCTCTGGCTTCCTATCTGAAGCCATTTGTTTTTAAGAGCCACATTTCCAGGATTCCTTAGACTCTGTTTCTTCCAATACTCAAAATCAGCATTAAGCTCATTATATTTCTCCTGCTCACTACAATGGATAACCAGCTTACAATGAGGATAAGCCTTTCTATTTGCCGCATACTTGAACCTGTCATTGTAATAACAATGTATCTCCTTTCTGAGATTTTTAGATCCCCATTCCTTTATATAGGTACATGTATTTGGTCTTGTAGATAAACTCATCGGAACAGCTATAATCTCAGGCTCTGGAAGTATCTCATTATCAATGGCATCCTGTAACCGTATTTTACTTATAAGAAAGTTGCCGAATGTCATATTGAGAGTGGTTCTAAGAAGCCCAAATTTTCTTCCAGACATAGTAGCTGACATACATATTACATAATCGGCTTTCATTATGGAGAGAAACTCAAGTCTTATCTCACTGTTAAGATGATGTGCCTCATCAAACACTATGGCTTTCCATGGGGTATCACATACTTTCTTTAAGGACGCATAACACTCTATGGTGACATTCTTGAGTACAGCTCTAGCTTGATTCTTGCCAAGATGCTTCTCAAACTCTTCTTTCCAGTTTTGTTTATGAGCTCTTTCAGCTACAACAATAAGGAACTTGTCATTACTGTTTTTACCAAACAAGTAATTAAATAATTGTATTCCAACAAGAGACTTTCCTACTCCTGTTGACCAGCTTAATATAAGCCTCTTGTGTTCTTTAGCCTCATTAATGGCCTCTTGTTGTATTTGTTCTCTTGTTTTCATAAAATTATCTTAGCAATGCCATTCTATACCACAGACAAAGGTAACATCATTTTTCTCAGCTTCCTTACTAAGATTTTCAGCTGCCTTTTCTGCCATCTTACGCTTTGTCTCAAGTGTCTTCCAGTTTGAATCTGAAATAATCTTCTTACTTCCGCAAACTGGACATTCCTTGAATCTATGTCCATATTTTAGACTGATTGATGAGCCACAAGATGGACAAGCCACTTTAGCAGACTTTCTACCATAGGATATAGTGAGATTCTTTTCAAAGTCAAGATACTCATTATACCTACTAATAAACATAGTATAGGCATTCTGATATGCCTTTGATAGTTTCTTGGTAACACATGCCGCCATGTAAGCGGTATTTCCACCATAACTGGTACTCGTGATAAAGTTTCTGGCACTCTCTGAACTAGAGAATGTCCTGTCAGTTATCTTTACTTTAGTCACTTCTTGTCTTCCACCATAATCGGTATCGAACTCAAATCCTATGAACTCTCTAATGAGAGTCAGTGGATTTCTACTTGTATTGGTGTGCCATTCATGCATAGTTAACTAATCTTTATTTTATATTCTTCAATTCTTTAAATTTGTCAGATAATTTTTTGACCATTGACCTACATACCTCAATTTCCCACAGACACTCATTAGATTTCATCTCGTCAAGGTACAATCGTTGCTCCTCCTTTGTTTTTCTCAAGGGACAGTTTTCCTTGCATGGCCTGAGGTCAAGGCAGCAAAGGTTATTCTTTCGTAGCCTGATGCACTTGCTCATCCTTCGTAAGAAAATAAGCGTCCTTCATCGCCTCAGTAAGAAAACTTGAAAAGCAGCAAACAAACTTCTCATTGTCGTTTAATTCCGATTCACCCATAGTTCGTAGAATAGTATGAGTAAGTTCATGATAAAACGTGTTTACTTTACTACTCTCTGATTGTTTGCCTTCTTTGCTGTGTTTATCAGCTATCTCTATAAACCCATCAGCTCCACAGCAAGTGCCAAGTGAATTATCATCACACCTGTCAACCATGTGGGTTTCCATTTTTTGCCCTCCCACATAAAACTCATCTGGAATCTTTTTCATTAGATTTATTTTTATTTCTTCGCCTCCTTGAATCTTTTCAAAACCTCCTCATAGAACTT